TATGTTTTGGGTGCGGAGACGAGTGCGGGGCGGGATAGCGCGAGTCAATTGAACGGGAAGGTCAGTCCGGGGAGGTTTCGTGCGACTCTTGACAATTCGGACGACCGGTTTTCGTTTTTCAATGCTGCCTCTCCTTTGAATACTCCGCCGTTCTCTCTGGATGAGGGTCGATTGTTGCGTGTGCAGATTGGGGGGACGGAAGACACCGATCCGGTGTTGTTGGCGAAGGACTTTTTTAGTGGTACGGGTTTGTTGAATGGGTCGCTTGATGAGGTGGGGAATACGTGGGAGGCGATAGAGAATTTGGGGCATTACCGGAGTGGGTCAGGTGTTGCTCGTCCGTTGCGTCCGCATGTGGCGTCGACAGATTATCGTTCGATTGACGCCGTCGACCTCGGTGTTGATGCATGCTTCATGCAAGCTACATACATCAAGAAGGACATAAGGTCAGACCTGGGGATCGTCTACAGACTGACAGACGCCTCAAACTACGGACTTGTCCTCGCAGAAGTCGACATATCAAATTTTTTGAACATACAACACTGGACGAAAACTGCAGGATCTCTTTCAAAAACAAGCCAATTCACGATAGAGGACACACCAGAACTGACATTACAATTGTTCGTTTCTGGCTCAAACGTGAACATTTTTATCAATGGGGATCTGAAGGACAATCCGGTGGCATTCGGCACGGGGGGACAGAAATACGGTCTTTATAGCCAGTGGCGGACAAAAGAAGCTCCTGAATGGGACGAATTTCTCGTCTGGAATACGTGGGGCGGATTCACAAACGCTGATGTGATTTGGACTGGGCGTGTGACCAGTGTTATCCCGTCCGTGAGTCCGACGGAGGGGAAGTTTGCGGTTTTGGAGGCGGAAGGTCCCCTCTCTCTGGCCGCAAATACAGAGGTAGACAGTATCGCGACTGTCGGAGTCGATGAGGAAGCGAGTGTGGGGACGTCCGTTGCGGTTGCGGTGGGACACGCGTTACGCCAGGGGGGATTGTTGCACCCTGCGGGCAACACAAATCCGTTCAATTCCAACCTGGTGTTGAATTGTGGGGGGCATGCGTACGCTCAGCGGAATCTTCTAAGCCTCCTACGAGTATATGAAAACACAGACTTGGGGTATGTATGTGAAGGGAACGAGGGCAGGATTTGCTTTTTGTACAATCACATGCTTAGTGCGAATCAGCCAACAATAGAATTATCTGATGCCCCAGGGGGACAATTTATTTACGAATCTTTGCAGCTGCATAGTTGGCGCGGGGAGCGGGTGAATCGTGTGGTCACTCCTATTCCACCATTTCTGCCGAATATCGTGACGAAGGGGGAGTCGAGTCGGTCGACGAGTGCTGGAGTAGCAAATGCAATAGAGATGCAGGTTCCTTCGACACTTATCGAAGTGGGCGATCTGGCTGTCCTGTTTATCGTCTCAACGGTGTACGACAAGGCTGAACAGTGGTTGACCCCTCCTGGGTGGGATAATTTGCGTGGCGCTGGTGCTGAACTGGGAAAAATACGTGTATACGCAAAGACATTGACAGATTATGATGTCGCCAGCCGACCACTCACAACATTTTACAACGACGATGAAATTTCAGGCGGAGCATGGAGTATACACGCAATCTACCTACGTGACTGGTACGGCAGCATCGAATCAGGCACAGCACTCGCGGTCTCAGGGTACGGCGAACCGGAAACCGGGTCCCTCGCCAGAGCAGGACGAAACTTCCCGCCAGTATTAGGCTCACCCTGGGGAGCGACAGCAACAATTTTTCTCGCGCACATCGGTGCAATGGTTGGAAATGTCGGAACGGGAGGAGGAAGTGTACCCACTCTTACATTCTCCAACACCCCGTTTCGGATGCACGCGCTGGATGACGGTATCGTGCAAGGAAGCGGTACAAACGCATTTGATGTCGGGTATCAAATCGCGGGAGCGAACCGGGCGCAAGACGTTTTCGCCCCTGGATGGTTCACCCACCCACCGGTAAATTTTGACCACTTGGAGACGCTCGTTCTCGCGGTAAGAGGGAACGAGGGGCAGCCTCCTCCGAGTCTTGGTGGGAGAGTTGTCGCCAGTGATAATACGGCGTCGCAGGCAGCACTTGGGGCGATAAAAACCTGGCAACACACGGACTCTGTTTTTAGCTCTGTCGCCGATGCAGAAAGTTTTAACTCTCAGGTTCTCGCAAAATATGCAGATCCGTTGCCGCTTCTCACGATCTCATTCACCGCGACGAAGAGAAGCGATTACCGCTACCAGGCGTACATACGGAGGTTCGGGGACAAGATCCATCTGATCGCCTCGGGAAATACCGGTATGGGTATTGAGAGAAATTTTCTCATCGTCGCTATACGTCATCGTTGGTCACATGGAGTGACATCGTGGGTCACGGAGTGGGACCTCAGCCCAGTGTGAGGCGAGGAAGCTGGATTGTGGGCACTTATAATTTGTGATACAATAAAAGAATAGAGTTGGTAAGGAGTAAAAAATGCGGGCAGCGTACAATGACCTACTGCCAGAGGAACTACAATCCCACAAACTGGCTTCAGAAGAAGACTACTTTCGTACATGTCTGCCACTTGTGAACTGGCACGATGTACGTAAAGAGTACATACATAATATCTCAGAAAATATGAATACCGAACAATCCCGACACATGACAGACGCCATGTCGACAGCGAAAGAAAATTCCACACTGGAGATGGGGAACATCCCCCAAATAGTGCAGGATCTCCAGGGAATTCCAGCAGTGGACAAGATCGTATACTTTACCTCCGCAGTTGCGCAAACAGTGTACAGTTTGTGCGCACACGAAGGGGGGGATTGGGATTACCCTTATGAGGTACAAAGAGCACAAGAACTACTGTCCGCAAAACAAGCATTCAAGCGCACGTTGCACGAATCCGTCATGCTGGACGGATGTCCTGTGAGCATCGCAATGGAAGTGGTGCTCCTCCTCTGCTACCAAGCGTTCCTCGAACAAAACATTACCTACCCAAAGAGGATATTTGCGCAGGCAGTCTGTGTAAATCTGGAATTTTACTGGCAGCGGCACGCGAGCAAACTATGTCCAAAAGGAAACATCATCGTGTGACAAACGTTTCATATGACACTGTTAGTGTAGCGAACACCAATAATCCAGGAAAAGAAGAGTCCCACTCCCGAACGCATAAAAAGAGTGGGACTCTGTCCTTGATCTCGCGATCATCCGTCACAGACGACAGTACAGAGGATAGCCGGAAATGCCGAACAGCACTTTAAAAAAAGGATATGTCCGAACATGGGAAACATCCCTCGGAGGCGAAACTGTACACGTCCATGCCCCCGAACATGGCACACGAGAATGGCTGCCGGAATGGGAAAAATTCTCTCGGACGACAGAAAAACACCCCATGTGGGGACTCGACACAGAATTCGCCATCCCCGAAGAACAAGGATCATTCTGGGCACCAGATTTCTCGCTCCGCCTGGTGCAGATAGGGAGTAAAACCGACGCGTGGGTTTTCCGAACGAACGATCCCTACCAAATGTCGATCGTATCAGCATTTTTACAGGACGAACGCAACCAATTTTGCTCGCATACCGACGCAGACGTCCATGCCCTACAAGCCGGTCTCGGAATCGACATAAGCGCAAGAAACTGGAACACACACGTCATCGCCAGGATGAACAGCGAACAAAGTTTCCTGTACTGGACAAAAAAAGGCAGGCAATTTTCAAAATATGACCTCAAACATATTGCCACATGCTACGGAATGCCCCAGCTCGGAAATCTGGCGGACTGCCTGAAGACGGAGCTTTCTGACATTGGTCGTCGAGAAGCGGGATTCAAGAAGGCATCGAAAAAAGCAGAGTCGTGGGGATGGGCGAACATCTCTCTGGACAACGAGCGGTACCTCATCTATGCAGGTATGGACGCTATCGCGGTGCGGAGGATACTCGATAGGCTGTGTGCGGAGACGGGGGCACCGAATGCGCTGCTCAAAGCGGACGCGAATTCTCTGAATGCGGTGACAGTGGGGATGCGTCATCGGGGGATGCGTCTTGATATTCCGCAGGCAGAGAAAGTGTACGAGGAGTGTAACGCTAGAATTGTCCCCTTGAACGTGGGCATCAAACATGTTACTGGGTATGACTATAAGCAGCGCCAACGACTGGGGGAGTGGATTATTGAGCACGGCCTGGACACTGACACGTATCCGATGACAGAGACAGGTCGGGTCAGTTTTAATAAAAAAGATGTTCCGCTTCTTCGGCAGCAACCGTTGGATGCAAAAGGGAGAGAGTTTGTGCGCCTGTATCTGCAGGTTGTCGAGGAGGTGAATGCTCTTACCTCCACAAAAGGATATTTGGAACGGGTGGACGGTAATGGGTTTGTGCATCCGACTTTCCACGTTGTCGGTGCAATAACGGGGAGGTTGAGTGCCGCAGATCCGAATGTCATGAATGTCGACCCGAAGCTACGGAGGCTGTTTCTTCCTCACAATGATGACCAGGTGATTATCGGTTTCGATTTTTCGCAGGTTGAGTTGCGTGTGCTTGGGAGTCTTGCTCGCGAGCCACGAATGCTTGATGTGTATGACCGGGGCGGGGATCTTCACCAGCAAACGAGAGATCTCATTGGCTGCGACCGAAAATTGGCAAAAATTGTTAATTTTATGGTTGTGTACGGCGGAGGAGCAAATGCGGTCAATGTACGTGCAGGGTGTGGCATGGATGAGGCACAGAAAATGGTACAAGGGTTTTGGCGGAGTTATCCGAAGGCGAAAGAGTTCAGGGATGTACTTTCACGATTCACTGATTACGTGGAGACGTTTGTCGGGAGAAAAATTCCTGTGTCTCGCCAGGAGAATGGGGAGCTGGCGACCTACAGGAATTTGAATTATGTTGTGCAGTCGACTGCGAGGGAGCTGCTTGCGAGAGCGGTGTTGAGAATGTTGGAGATGGGCATAGCTGGACATATTTGGGATTTGATTCACGACGAGACTGTTGTGTGTGTTGACCGTGCGGATGTGGAGGAGATGAGACAGTTGTTTGCGGAGGCAATGCGTGGGGAGGGACATTTTTTTGGTGTGCCTATTGTTGTCGATACAAAGGTCTATTTGGATGCTGCGACTGGTCTTTCCAGGTGGGGGAAATAATATATCTGGCAATTAAATATGCGATCGGGTAAAATATTTATAGGGTACGGGATTTATTTCCGTACCCTTCCGTTTTTCTATAGGAAGGGAACAAAAATGAAGTGGTACAAGGACATTTCAGAGAAACTTGACCAACTCCCAGCGGGATGGCTGCGAAGAAACACTTTTCTCGCCATGCTAGAAGCAGGAGCGTTTCTCTCCGGGGTCATTGGCGTCTACCGAAGCGGCTACCAGGGGATTGACGCACTCTTTTTCCTTTGCGTCACTCTCATGTACGTTGCTGTGCAAGCAATTTCTCGAGTTCGTCACGTCATCGACGTGCTCACAAATGACGCATTCCACGCACAATGCGTGAGTCCGTCGAAAACACGGGCAGAGGTAAAAATCGAAAAGTCGAAGGCGAAGGCGCTTTCCGGCCGGGTGGAGCATGACAGGGCTTGAAATTCTCTGGCTCTCCACCTTGGCGTTCCTCATTTACCTGGAATTTTTTCACAGAAAAAAACCGCCAGAAGAAAGCACACACATGGAAAATACGAATGTCGTTGACACTGATATCGGCGAGGTCAGTGTCAACGCCAGCACGCACACGGACACCAGTCGGCATGTCGCCATTGACAACAGTCAAACAACACGCATGCCGAAATATCTGTTCGTGAATGCAAAAGGCGCAAAAGGTTCGGTGGAGCTGCATTTTGGCACTCCACCGAAACCTCTCAGCAAATACGATCCGGCTGTCATCAATATGGCAACGCAGCTGCTCATGCATGGCGCGACCCCAGAAGAGCTGGAAACTCGGATCAATAGCATGCTCGCTGCAAATCCCCAGGACCAAATCGCTCTCACTGCACTGGCTCAGCTGGGTAAGGCCGCGGACGAACGTCACGGGAGTTGAAACATGGCTCTCCTCGATCTTAAAGAACTACTCGAAAACGTTGCAAACATTCGCTTGCTGCGATCTTTGTCAAATGATGGAGATGGTAATGAGCGAGTGGTTGTACCTAGTGTGCCTATAAAGGTATGGCTCTATGTGCCCATTTCTATTTGGGTGCCCATTTTCCTGGCAATGCTCTCATCCGGCACGAGTGTGCGCTGGTCGGTGACGTGGGCGTCGACGATCGCATCGTTCGTCTACGGACTGTTTCTTTTGCAGACGCTTTTGGCTTCCGGTTTGAATTCTCTTTTGGCCATGTTGTGGGTGTGCGGGTTTTACGCACTGGTCTTTTTTATGATCGCATGGACACTGCACCGAACTCTTTTTCTCATACTCTTCTGGGGCGCAGTCTGTATCATCCTGACCATTTTTTTGCTCGTTGTGTACTCCATAGCGGTGTTATTGACTCGTGTACGGAGCGGGAAAGAATTTGACCTGAGGGACGCAGTGGCCATGTTTTGGCGAGGGAAAAATCCGAAAGAAGAAATCGTCACTTTACAACTCCTCCCGGAAAGCGACTTTGACGTCCTTCCACTGGAAGAGGCGAGCAAAGTTTTGGGATTGGCGGTACTACGAGCAGGGGAAACGAATACTGTCGTACGTGGGATCACGCAGGTAAGGAGAGACGCACTTTCTATTTATGTCCAGGTGACAAGCGACATGGAAGAAGTTTTTGCCGCACAAATGCCAAAAGGGATACAGGTACGACGAGAATCAGGGAGAGTCCTCGAAGACTGGCCACACAAAAACGCAAACGTAGGCGTCGCACGGGCGAGTTTCCATCCACAACGCCGTAGCAACAGTTTCGTTGGCGCACTGGAATCCATCACCATACAAGACCCACACGTCCAGATTGAGAAAGCGGCGAAAAACTTTTCCGACACCGACGCTGTGTGGGTCGTAGTGGATGTTGGGCCAGTCGACCAGGGAGACGCAGAAAAATTTCGCAAAGCCGCCCGCGATGCAGGCGCACAGCTCACAAATACCGACCCCATAGGAGTATGCGACATAAGTATCGCTTCTGTGGCGGCAACCGAAACACGCGCACAACAAATCGCCACAAACATCAGCGCCGCTCTTCGACTGGCGTTGGATTCCGGACAAAACATCCTCCAAGAACGTAGCCACTCATCCGGGGCCACCGCTGCTCGACGATTCGACACCAGTATGAAGACAGCGAAAATCGACAAACAACGCGCGTGGACAATGGCAATCGGACCGCTCACCCCGCTCTTTTTGCCCCCTATAAATAAGGTCACGCTCACTGAAATTGCAGGCCAGGGGAGAGACGAAAATTCCCTACCGGATTGGGACAGTGAAAATCCCCGGTACGCTCTCCCTATTGGGGAGATTGATGGGCAGAGAAAAGCTGCGGATTTGCAGGATTTTGTTGCTTGGATGCTTGTGGCCCCTTCTGGTGGGGGGAAAACAAGTGCGCTTGTGTCCGCTGTTGTGACGTATCTCTCTTCTCGGGAGGACGCATCCGCAACAATTATCGTGCCTGATGCACAAACAGCGAAACTTCTGAACTACTACCTCCAGGATTGTGATGGCCCAGATGCACGCGCGCACATGCGCGAACGACTCCATGTTATTGACATGGACAATAAAGAGGAGGGGTCGTTACAGAAGCCGATGAATCCTCTATTCGTGCCGAAGGGTGCAAAAAGGGGACAGGTGGATAACATCGCGAGTGGTGCGTTCAGTGCGCTTTGTTCTGCCGGTGAGTGGAGGACGGACAATGCCCCTAAAATCAGGCGAGTACTCAAAGTACTCATCACCTCACTGGTAGTGGCAAACAGCCGCTTGCCGGAAGACATCCAAACCACAGTATTCCAACTCGCCACGATGGTCCGAGAAGACCCAAAATCAATTGCATTCCAGGAGAAAATCGTCTCTCTTCTGCCGGAAAACATCGCAGGAGATTGGGAAAGGGTGCAGCGGAGTTCTGTCGAAGGTCCGCTTGAGATCATCGACAGCGCAAAAGTAGACGACACGATGTACACCATGTTGGGATCGTCAAAAACTCGATGGTCCCCGCAAATGGATGTCGGACGCGGGAAAATCACGCTCATTCAACTTCGCACGGGAAAAGACCAGCATGTTGGAAACATTTTCGGCGCATTTATTGCAGCGTACCTGCGGCAATCAGTGTACGGCCGGGCTGACATGGCGGACGCCAGAGAACACCCACCACATCTCATTATTATGGATGAGGCACCTTCATTTATCGGGGCATTCCGAGACTCCATAAATCTCCTTCTGACCCAAGGGCGCAAGAGCAATATGCCCCTCATTTTCGCTGCACAAAATTTTGGGCAACTCCCCTATGGAATAGAAGACGTTGTACTGGCGAATGCAAGTTTGCTGCAGGTCGCATTCAACACGCAGGATGACGCAGATAAATTTCGGAGAAAATTGCTCGTCCCCGACCACATACCACTCACTGGGTTGCAGTATCAGATGTGTGCAGTTGCACGTTCGCCCCACCAGGCGAATCCACTACAGCACCACCTACTGCATGGACTGGACGCAAAAGCAATACTCGGAGAACCGGGAGAATTGCCTTATCCGGTATTACGGGATGACGAAGGCGTGTCATTTGAGACAGTTGCACGACACCAAAAAACTCTTGTGCAACGGATCATCGATTTTGATTTGGATGAAATTGCAGATGAAATCGCAGATGAAATCGCAGATGAAATTGCAGATGACAGTGCTGTTGTAGTGGAAGATTCCACGATGGATTGTGCAGTTGCAGATGGTAGCGAGGAAGAGACAATTGCGGGCGGGGACGGCCTCCCCTTTTATATGTTGTGAAATTTGCTCATGAAATTGCCTAGTGAAATTGCTCATGAAATTGCTCATGAAATTGCTCATGAAATTGGCTAGTGAAATTGCTCATGAAATTGGCTAGTGAAATTGCTCATGAAATTGGCTAGTGAAATTGCCTGTGAAATTGCTCGTGAAATTGCTCATGAAATCGTCTTGTGAAATTGCTCATGAAATTGCTCGTGAAATTGCTCATGAAATTGCTCGTGAAATTGCTCATGAAATTGCCTTGTGAAATCAGCTCGTGAAATTGCTCATGAAATCAGCTCGTGAAATTGCCTTGTGAAATTGGCTAGTGAAATTGCTCGTGAAATTGCCTGTGAAATTGCCTGTGAAATTGCCTTGTGAAATTGCCTGTGAAATTGCCTTGTGAAATTGCTCATGAAATCGTCTTGTGAAATCAGCTCGTGAAATTACTCATGAAATCAGCTCGTGAAATTGCCTTGTGAAATCAGCTCGTGAAATTGCTCATGAAATTGGCTCGTGAAATTGCTCATGAAATTGGCTCGTGAAATTGCTCATGAAATTAGCTCGTGAAATTTCACGGTCAAAAATTCTAGATGGCGTGGATGAAATTGCACAACTATACTACGTAATAAATGTGTTGACGGAGTAACGACAATGACGGATGTGCAATTTCCTGTGAAATTTCACGAAATGGGGCCAAAGTATGCGAGCGACAGAGACAAAACCGCGAGGGACACCACCAGAGAAAGGGGGGGAAAGTGGCGCATCTGTGTTTTCCGAGCGGCAAGCCACCACGGTGACGTTACTTACCCAACACAGATACATCACCTCCAGCACACTACAAAAAATGCATTTCTACCTGGGCTTATCACCCCTGAGTAAATTTAACGACCACTTGACAACACTGAAAAATGGTGAGTACATCAACAAACGCACTGGCGAGGTCGGCAAGAAAAATCGGGTCTGCTGGCATGCGACGGAAAAAGGAATCGACGCAGTATGCCAAGGGAATCCAAAGCTTGACCGTGGATGGCTGCACAACCCAACAGGGAGAATATGGCCCTACCATCCGCTCCTCGCCAACCGGGTCGGACTGCGATTCTGCGAAATCGCACTAACAATGGGCGACCAGTGCGACCCATACGCATGGGAGCACGAAATTGCGTTCAAGTACCGCAAAACAAAACGAGGTGATGAGCAACTGCTGATCTCCGACATGATCCTGCACTACATCGCGGTGCGCAACGGGCAGATAACAGTAGTGCCACTCATCATTGAGCTGGACAGAGGCACACAAGGAGTAAGCAAACTAGCAGAAAAAGTGCAAAAATATAAGCATTTGTACAACACCCCAGACGCATGGCGAGAACGCTTCCCCGGAGGAGAATTCCCCCGCCTACTCATCATTACAGAAGACGACCGGCGTGGATTCGGCGGCAAAGAATGCGCAAAAGCAATCTGGGAAACCCACAGAAACACCGAAATGCCCCCAGGTTTTAACGTCGGCGTCGCTACAAAAAAGGCATTCTTCACACCCGACTACGAGCATGGCGCCCTCTCCGCAATATGGGGAAAACTGGGAAGCCATGCTGCCAAGGACCGACCGATGACCCTCTTCTCCTTGGCTCCGCCAAAGCGCAGGAGCATTGAGAACGGTGGAAACCCAACGGGAAATCGAGTGGGAAACCGGGTGGGAAACCGAACGGGAGATCGAGTGGGAAACCGACCAGGAAATGACTAGGAACTGTCCGGAATCAAAAATTGAAAAGTGCAGGTCAGACCGCATAAAAATCGACGGCAACCCCTTCGGGGTTCTTAGGGGGAGAGGAGAAGAAAATGGAGACGAAATATCAGGTGAAAATGAGGGAGAAACGGGAGAGGAAAATGGTGCGTGAGAGCGCTCGTGCCGCTCGGAAGCAACGTTTTGTGCATTCGTTACGGACATTGAAAAACAGAATTTTCAATGTCCGTAACGATGTGTTGGGATTGATGTTTCTCACATCGTTTGCAACAACGGGGGCATTGATTTGGTGCGCGTATCTTTTTTCGTTCCGAAATATCCAGGGATTGGGAGCCTATCTGGGTGTCCCTGACAATTTGTCAGTGTTGGTAGCACCAATGCTAGATACGTTTTTGCTCTTTCTGGTTAGTGTGAATTTGATTTTTGTGCTGCTCTCGCCAGGTGATGACGAGAAAGAGCTGCAGAGGGAGCATGCCAGTGCGATGCAACTTTTTCGCTGGGCGATGCTTGGTGTTGGTATCTCCACGCTCGTACTCAATGCGTCGTATGCCCTATTTGTAGTGGGGCACGCGGGGTATGCGATTTTTGAAGCTCTGCCATCGACAGTATTTGTCCTCTTAATCGAGGGCGTGCTGCGGTTGACGAGGCTTTTTGCTGTGGTGAATCGCAGTCATGTTGAGGCGATGAAGTCTGAAATTGTGGTGCAGCCTGAAATTGCACAGAATCCGAGGAGTGAAATTGCAGTGAAATCATCGCATGAAATTGCAGTGAAATCAGCGTATGAAATTGCAGAGGAGGCAGCGCATGAAATTGCACAGAATCCAAGGAGTGAAATTGCATTGCAATCAGCTCGTGAAATTGCAGCGGGGTTGGATCGTGAAAATGAAATTGCATTGCAATCAGCCCGTGAAATTGCGGCGGGTGTGATCCCGATCAAACGAGGCACAGCACGTACTGCAATTGAGGATTGGCTGGATGACGCTGGTGTGCAATCCGGGAACTGGTTCGACGATGAAGGACGCATGAAAATGGACAACATCATTGCAGAGGAGATTGGCGTATCCCCATCATCCATCTGCAGACATGAAGGGTTCAAGGATCGGAGAAAACAAGTCAAGGCCGAGATGAAGGCGAAGGAGGTTGTGTGATGACGAATTATCAGAGAGGTGCGGCTTTTGAGCGTGTCGTCGTTGCGTCCTTGTCGGACGTGGGGTATGTGGCGGCACGTTTTGCCGGGAGCAAAAGTGCTATGGGCGCAGATGTTATTGCAATGGGGCATCGACAAATTTTGCTTGTGCAGTGCAAGACTGGGGCGAAATCGATATCCGCTGGGGAATGGAATAGTTTTTATAACATTGTCACAAATGTCATGTGGAAGGAGTACGGGCTACCGGTCTACCCCATAGTGGCGCAACAAGGCGATGTGGTGAAAGGTCGGCGCACTCCAGATGTATTCTACCTGCTCACTGGCGAGAGAATTCCCAGCATGCGCCGGGAAAATTGGCCTTGTGCAAGGCATATAATTAATGATTTAATAGGTATGAAAAATATTAATGATGGGAGCTAAATAAAATGGAAATGCTTATAAAAGACGCAAGTCAAGTGCAGAAACAACCCATTCCTATGGGATTCTATGCCCCGAGAGACGACAACGGTGACCTCGTCCACACCCCGGCCATCAACGTCGAGAGACTGCTCAAATCTCTCGACATTAAAGAGATCTCGTTATCCTGCAGCCAGAAAGTGAGTGCCGAATCCAGTCGTTTGATCTTGGAAGGGGCACTCCAGGACGCAATATACAAAAGTGCCCTGTTAATCGGTGGTCTTGGTGAGGTGCGGGACATTTTTACCGTTTATGTCGGGAGTCCGAAACGACTCGAAACCCAAAACGTAAGCAACGTTGTCGATGGTCGCGTGCATATAGGTGAAAATTTCCCCCGCCCACTGGACGGCACACTGTACCGCGGCAAAATATACGATCTGGTAGCGGTGGCTGACTGGCTACCGACAGTGTTCGGAGGGTTGAAGTACCTAAAATGGATCGCCGAAGATCAGAGTGAGCAGGAGGCAAGGCAACAGCTTGCCGACTATGTCACATGCAAGATTCGTGTCTCTCTTGGGCTGATGAAAATGGAGACGCTGATGGCAATTTTTCCTGCGATTGCGAAAAAGACAAGGCAAGATCGTAGTCGGTGAGGGCATCCCACGATAAACTTGCAGTGTCACAACAAAAACATTATTCTACCGATAAAATCTCCCATTACCATCTCTGTTGGTGGCGGGAGATTTTTTTGTGCCCCTGCAACCAGTAGATCTCTAGACTGGGCCATACAAATAGAGTAAAGTTGATGGTGTCAATAAGCAAAACAGAGATGGGAAAGAATGCAGCACGAAAAAAACGAAGACGTGAGATTCGAGGGATTTGCAGAACTGGAGCGAGACCGTGCGGAATGGGGAGAATACAAAGGGGAGGTAAGACACGAAGAAAGAGAAAAACCGCGATCGATCTACGCTTTCAAGTTGCCAATCATTGAGACAGAAGAACTACCAGGTGGCCAGGTAGGCGAATTAGTGTACATATTCTCCGGGAGTAATGACGACAACTTGGTGTGCGGACACAAAATCACAGAACTGGTGGACGGATCAGTCACCTCGATATCTGTCACTGTAAATAGTGCGCTCCCAAAAATATCCATCGTAGAGCATACGATACGAGTGAATGAAAAAACCTACGACGTAGCAGATGTTGTGGAGACAAGTTATTTGGCAGGGGTCTCCGAGCAGCTGAAAGTCCGCTTTGGAGATTGGACGGAAAAAGTTGTTTCTTGACGGTGTCATAGTATCGGTGTAGCATGAATGTGGGAGTAGAGATTTTAGTGCGTCTTTCTCTACCCTTTCTGGGAATGTGAGTGATTTCTCGACGGCGGATAGAGTCGTTACGCTCCTAGTCTGCCGGAGAGTCACCCGCTTGGGAAGCGAGGATCTGTAACGAGGTCCTCGCTTTCTTTTTGTCTGCAGCATAGAAAAAACTGGCGCAGTCATAATTTTTTGGTATGATAGGCGAAGGTATTTGAGTCAGTGTTTTTATGGGAGAAATGAGAATACTGTCCTCAAGTTCCAAACACAGAAACACGATTCCCGGCGAGTTTTTTGCAAATTTCTCGCCGGGAATCGTGTTTCTGAAATGCAAGTCTCTCCACCTCATCACTGCCAGTAGAAGATTCTTGACTGGGTCACAGAGTCGTATGGAATGGGTAGTGTTACCGTAATTACAAAGAGAGATACCATGCCAACAGACGAAAAAAGAACGTACGTATTTCGATTGCCCGTCCACTACACAGACGTCGGACGCGACATGCTCTACGAAATTCGCTGTGACATCGTGGTCAAGTCACACAGAGTTGGGGGCGGCCTCTACGACCACCATATAGAGTGCAAGTACAATATCGGAAGCCATGACGATGTCCTCTACAGCAAAACTGATGTACTCCCGGCACTTGACCCCGAAAAACGTGTCCTCTACCTGGACGGCGTTGAATATGACGTCCCGCTTAAAGCGGATAGACAATATCTGGAGCGGGTGAATGCCCAGTTGGAGGAGATAAAGGAGCTTTACCTTTGAATGCTTGACAGAGTCACAGAAATCATGTATTCTGGAAAATGCAAGGTAGATCGTAGGTGTCTCCATTCGAGTTGATACCTCTAGGTACTATTACATATTTCTGGTGAGACGTCCGCAAAACAGCTCGCCAGAAATTTTTTGCGACTCTGAAGTGGAAGCCTCTGTCCCTATCGATGTCAGGGACAGAGGCTTTTTCTATGCCCAGAATGAAAGCCCCAAGCAGAAGATTCTTGACTGGATCATAAAATCGCATAGAATAGGTAGTGTCACCAACACGTACGGCAGAAAGCACAAAAAATGATCAGAAAACCGGCCAGTTTTCGCGTCGCCTCAGAATGGTGCGCGGACATGTGGGCAAAACATCCCCTCCTGGACATCAATATCGGCCTCGCCATCGGCGTCGCCATCCATGAGACACTCATTCTTCTTGGCGCACCGCTTGAAGAGGTTAACCTTTTGACGCGCCAAGGATTCTATGCGCTACTCGCGCAGATCACCAGTATCATTGTCGTGTTCACAATGACCTCCTATGGCATCCTACTTTTCCGCGGGGCAGGATCTCGTGTACCTAACGTCATGCGAAAATCCGGGGATAGTATCGTATCCATATGGGTAAGTGTTATTCGTCTACCACTCCTGATGCTCCCTATTTTCCTTGCTGCATTCCTTTTCGACGGTCCTCCCGACACAGGGGCACAGTGGGAGCTTGCCGTTCTGCACGCGAGTGGTCTCGTTGCTGCTCGGACTGCTCGACTTCTTTGGCTCTTTCGATATCTTTTGGTGTTTGCGGTCGCGGATGCAGCCGATGTCGACGCCCATCCACCTGCTCTTCGCGACGAATACGAGGTCGGGATGCCCCGATGAATGGTATTCCGGAATAGCAAGTGGAGGAGACACCAGACATAAGTCTGATATGTGACTCAAACCCCTATTCATGTTGTCGACATGAGTAGGGGTTTTTTTCTGTCCGGAATGAGAGAGTCACTAAAGAACAGAATAGATTCTTGATGTGGTCATAGAAACAAGCTAGAGTTGGTAACGTCAGCAAGAGGAACAGAAATGAGAATCGATGGAAGTAAACCTTGATGTCATACCAAACGGATTTTACTATCTCGATACACCGGACGGTCTTGAAACAATCGAGAAAGTGGAATGGCCGAAAAACACGGCTTTTCGGGTGATCCCTTCTGGTCGTGTCGAGAGGATAGTCCTTGCTGTGCCCTTGTCGGGTACCTCATTGCGGGACTACCGATCAGGGGTAGTCGTCGGCAGGCAGTACATAGCTGCTTTTGCACGCTACGAAAAGTACCAGGGGGAGTATGAGGGTCCGATGAAAATGTTGACGAGACTCTCGCCGTACGGACTTGACAAGTACAGGGCATTTTTTGCCAGGGAGACAGGACGGTGCGCATTTTGCGCAACAGCGAGAGACATGAGTGATATCTACCTTGAGCAGGGGTATCACGACAAGTGTGGTGTAGACGAAACGGGCAGTATTGAATTGGCACAGTACACGTATTGAATGTTACGGGAGTGCCTGTGTCGACAAAGCGAGATGGAGAATGATGATGCGAAGGAAATCAAGAGCGGAAGCGATTCCAGCAGACGCGAAACGGGAGAACAGAGATTTTAGATTCAGCCTGTACATGATCCACGGACTTAAAAAGTACGATTACAAGTTTTCCTGTTGCAGCAACGCCAATAAGCCATCTTTTTCTCACACCATTCTCGGCATGCACAATGTTAGAGGCATACAGGACAAAGTGGTGATTGAAAACGAAGATCTTCCAGTGGTTTCGTTAGCAAAGCGCACCGTATGCGTGGATGGTGTGACCTACGTTGTGGTGGACAAAGTTGAAACAGAACAACTGGAGATGATTGCCGAACAGTTGGAGAAACTCAAAAACTGACAGAATGTCCATTATCGTATTGGAAAAAGGAGGATGCTATGGTGCGTGTATTTGGGTTGGCCCCAGAGGAGGAATTCATCTGTCGGAAGTGTAAAGTACGCAAACGAAATGATGCGTTCGATGCCGATGTCCTACTTGTTGATGGGGTTTTTCTCGACGTATGCCGCTCGTGCTGCGAAAAATACGCAGCATCAGAGCAGCAGAATGCTACAGAACTGGCCGGAAATTTTATCTGCTGGAAGTGCGAAAAACGCAAGCCAAACAGTTCGTGCGCGAACAGGGCCATACAAAACCAAGGATTACTACATATCGTATGCCGAAATTGTTATGCAGAAAATGAGGAGTACATCCGGATATGGGGGGGAAAAAAACTTCCCGGATTACGAAAGGACGGAACGAACCTATGGATGCTGGAATACTGGAATTTAAATCGTACAACACGACAATCTCTGTCTCCACCAAAGAGGAATGTGCGAAGTTCTCGAAGGACTCAAACATTTTTCACCTTGGCGTGCATATAAAAAAGGTTGCGGATGACGTATTCACCTGCACGTACAAGATAACGGAAGTTTTTCCCCGAAGGGGCCGATTTGGGGTGCATGCCACGTCGCCGCCTGACATAACTGTCCATACGACATCGCTGCCTGACCTTCCACCAGGTGTGTATAGCCTTCAGGTAGCGGATACTACCTACTATTTCTATCCGCATTTGTATAATGACGTGGATAGATTGCGTGATGCGTGTGAGATGTTTCGCACTGGGAAGCTCTGAGACATGGACATGAACACACTGCACACACTGGCATGCTTTATGTGGGAGAGAATGAGATGCCCAGGCTGCGGCTACAGCTGTCTTCTCTGTCTTTTCGGTTTCAATCCTTACGTGTCGAGGGGCGACGAATTCTACTTTTTGTGCCCCGTTTGTGTTGATGCTGTTTCGACTCCGAAGGGGTGCGCATACGATCCCATGTAAATAGCCACGAAATGAGAAAGCCTCTTTGTCGCACACAATGGCAAAGAGGCTTTTCTTTTCGCCAATACAGGCAATATCTTGATACAGTCATAAAATGGTGTATAGTTAGTAGTGTCAAGGATACGAATAGAGAAGGAAAATATTATGGCTACAGACACTACCGATTCTGGCGAGGACCAGGAATATGATCCGTCCGGGTCCCAGTTCCCATCGGAGGATTATCGTCTTCCTGGCGGCATGCGTTGGCGGCCAGAACTGGGCGTCGACACGAATGTCGATGCCGTGGTGGCAAACGAAGGCAGGAAATAGATGGAACTGTATCTGGTAACTGCTGACCCCGACGACACCTTTACCTGTGCTGGATGTGGGCAGAAATGTCGAAATGACGCTTTCAGCAGCACCCCTGTAAAGGTAAACGGTACTGATCAGTATGTGTGTAGCGCATGCTTCAATAGGTATCCGTAGATTCCAGAAGCAAAAAGAAACGGAACAACAGTGGAAAATACAGACACGAATAACGTTGCAACACTACAAGATCTGATAAACAAAAAGTTTAAAAAGATAGAGTGTACAAACTGTTCTCGACCTTCTCTAACCTGGCATTTCGACAGAGATCCATTTGATGGTTCCAATCGTATATGTCTCAACTGCTGCGAAACGCGTGCCGCATTTTTGTACGGGGAATCTACCGTAAAAAGGGTGTCGGATTCTTAATTTTTTTCCATGGAAAACCCCTTCCCACTGATATTGCTGGTGGGAAGGGGTTTTTTCTTTTCGATGGAGAGAGAAACATGTCGCAATATGTTGACGGAATCACAGATAGTGTGTTAGAATAACAATGTAAGCAAAGAGAAACAAGGAATGGACAGGAAGACTCAAATGGACCTCCAATACCTCCCAGCAGGATACTACCGGACAGAAAAAGGAGAGGTACTACGAGTCATCCGACAGTTGAGCCAAAAAACACAACTAGACAATATCTATGTGCGAAAAGTAGGCGACAAAGACCTCAAAAGTCTACATAGCAAGGGAACACTCGTAGGAAGCCAAAAAGGCTACCGGGCATACAACGGCTACGACGTCGACGAATTGAAAAAAATCGTGAAAGACCCCACCGCATCGATGGTGACATTTGCCAAAAGTGCCGCACGGTGCGGCAAATGCGCAAAAAAGCTCAGCGCAAAAGCGAGCATCGAAAATGGTGTCGGCCCCGAGTGTGCAAAAAAACGCTAGAACACGGTAGCGCCCGATAACTGCCCCCTTGTTGTGGAGGGGGCAGTTATCAATGTCAGCGCCAGCACAGGAGAGTGACAGGAATGCCCCCTACACACGAAAAAATACATGCCCAACTGGGACTACGAGACTACCAAGAAGGAGCAATAGGAGAAGTCGAAGATACATACAAAAAGGGAAGCCCAAATGGCCACGGCGCCTATCGCGCATCTGTCGTTGCTGCCACCGGGACAGGCAAAACAACTATTTTCACCGCTCTCGCACTACGATTTCTCGAACGAAAACCGGAAGCAAAAGTACTTGTCATCGCCCACCGAAACGAACTCCTGACCCAAGCGAAAAATCGTATCGACACATGCGTCGCAGGCATGGACGGATTCAACGCGACCACAGGAATCATCAAAGGACGCAAAAACCAGCATGATGCAGACATCCTCATCGCCAGTGTACAGACTGCCAGTCGGGCGAACCGTCTCACAGCCCTAAGAAACGCACTCGCCCATAATGACGATGAAAATTTGCTCATTATCGTGGACGAATGCCATCACGCCACTGCAGCCAGCTACCGAAAAATCTTGGACTTTTTTCCGGAAGCGAAAAAAGTCGGGTTTACCGCCACAATGATGCGGGCTGGAAAAGACGATCTGAGCACTGTCTGGGACGGTGTCGTCTACAACTACGAGATGGAAGACGCAATCGAAGAAGGGTATCTTTGCGCTCTTTCCGGAAGGACAGTGCAGCTGGACGACTTTGACCTTTCAAAAGTCAAGATGAAAGGTGGAGATTTTGCCGCTGCCGATCTTGCGGAGGCGCTGAAAGAGTCTGAGTCTGCGAAAACTCGTGTCGCGTCGGAATGGGTGGAGCATGCCGGAGGACGGCAGACGATTATTTTCTGCCCGTCAGTGCAAACCGGTGAGGACTGGACCGAATTTTTTAACGGGTATTTCAGCGAGCGAGGGCATCACCGGGCAGAGATGATCACTGGGGATACTCCGGTGGAGGACAGGACAGCGATTTATGGACGGTACGGTTCTGGGGAGACGAAATTTTTGGTGAATTGCATGGTGTTGACGGAGGGCTTTGACGCTCCCTGTGCAAAATGTGTCATCATTACTCGTCTTACAGGATCGGAAGGGCTGTACAGGCAGATGGTGGGACGGGTATTACGTCCGTACGAGGGGAAATCGGCGCTCATCATCGATGTTGTCGGTGTGTCCGCAAAGCACAGTCTTTGCACGTCTGCTGTGGTATTTCCGGATAAAGAGGAGAAAGAAAAGCAGGAACGCGAAGAACGGGACAAAACCGAAAAAAGGGAGCGAATAGAAAAATCGTTGCAGCACATTTCCGACCTCCCAGGAATGGAGGAGTTGACATTCGAGGACATCAACCTCTTTGAGGGGCAAACATGCGCCTGGGTGATGGCTCTACGCGGGACAGACGGCCTATGGTGCCTGCCATGCGGAACAACTACGTATTTTCCCTGGCCATCGGCAGTAGAAGGTCTTTGGGATGTTTGGGCAATAGAGAAGACACAGGCTTACGAAACAAAGTTTTTTCAAAAAAGACGAGATCTTTCATGGGCGAAGGCGGTTGAACTATGCAACCGCATTGCACTGGGCGACGCAAGTAATTTGGTGCGTACGACAGCACGTTGGCGAAAAGAAGACCCCACACCAGGGCAAATAAAATTTGCTCGAACGCTTGGTCTCGATCTCAACCAGTACCCAACGAAAGGCGAACTTTCCGGGGCAATATCAGGAGTGTTATTTGTCCGTAGCGTGACAGAGCGTCAAGCCCAGAAACGAACAGAACGAGCACAAGTAAAACAGGTGCCTGGAAGACAGCCGCCAGTACGGCAGGCACAACCAGCGAAGAAAAGAAGAGGCACAACAATGGGTGAACAGTCTGTACCAGATATTCGGGAGTACGATTCCGCAGAATTGCGAGCCTACCTGGAGGTCCCAAACCGTTTCCACCACCCGTACGAAGGAGTCGCAAATGCTCACGAGGATGACTGTATTGAAATACTGTCGTGGTTCGATGCGAGTCGTCGGCAAGTCAACATATTTGCAAACGCCCTCAAAGAGGCGTCCTCACCGGAAGAGAAAGAAAAATATGAAAAGCTGCACGGAGAAGCGATGAAAGCGTACGAAATGCTGTTTGAGGATTTCGACGATCTGCACACGAGGAGTGTTCTCCGGCGGAATCGTTGACGCGGATGGAGAAGCGCACTACACTAGTAGTGTTGCAAACATCAATGTGCAGAGTGTCGTGTCTCTCGGGACGCGATACTTGCTGAGAAAACGGACACCCTCCTGGTGTCTGTTTTTTTATTTCTGCAAGTATGATTGGGTAAAGATAATTATTGACAGATCAACAACAAAGAACTAAAATGCACACAACAGTAAGCAACAGAAAGAGAACGAGTACTGCTATGAATGTAAAAGTGACGCTCCCAAGCAGATTTGTCGGGAAGTTCTTCGGACCGCCTCAGCAAAAAGAAATAGGTGCAAGTGGCGGATCGATCCTCCATGATGACGGCGCCCCAGTGTCAGTGGAGGTCTCGTTCGAGAAAGAGACTGTACAAGCAGTCATCGGACAACTGTTGGACACCTGGGCAGACGGTCGCGAGATCAGAAGCGCTGGCGCACGAAAACAAATCAGCAACACAGAACGCTAAGAACAGGATCGGAGTACAGACATATGAAAATGGTAGACGTATTTATTGAGGCATTGAAAAGTTCGGAGGCTTTTCCGGACAGATACCTCGTAACTCTCCTGGCAAACACTTTCAAAGTCCCCGAATGGGAGGTACAGAGGAAAATTTCGAGTCGTGCGAAGTGGCTTATTGACGAGGGAGTGTGTTCTGCTGATGAGTGCACGAAGCCTGCCACAATGAACATACACGTGTATGCAGGCGAACCTCACGTCTATGTCGATAAGCCCGACGACACACAACCTGTTTGCAGCCTATGTGCAACCCACTACAGCACGTACTGCGACACAGCAATTGACATTGAGCTGGCGGCAAAAAAGGAGCTTCCCGACAGGGAACTACCCGTAAATTTCTTCACTCGAACGGAACAAGGTCTCGTTTCCCTACAAAAAGGAGCAACCAGTGCGATTACTACAAAAAGCAATAAGTTCGATGCCCAGGAAAAAGGTAGAGCTGACATTTGATGAAGCCAAAGGGCGCGAGGATGAAAAACACTTCTGGCACGGACCGATAAACATGTTCTTCAGGGAGTGCTCTGTGTGCGGTCGTTCGCACAGTCCAAATGAGTCATGCGAGACGAGCAGGGCACGTGAAAGTGTGCTCCTGTAAAGAGACAACTTGTAACAACAAGAGATGGAGAAAATGATGAGACTGCTGCCAAGACGGAAAAATGAAGCTCCGAATGCCGGAAGTAGAGTGAAGTTACGTTTTAATGCAGAGGAGGGTTGCGGCGAGGGAAATCGTTGCTGGTATGGCCCAAGAGACGGTTTTTGCCGTGATTGCCCTACATGCGGTGTCGCACACAGCCCCAAAGACTCATGTGAAACAGGCAGTGAATGTGAGAGTGTTCATTTTGGCGGAGGCGGAAAACCAGCCAGTTAAAGCCGAATAGACAAGAAAATAGACGAAAACAAAGTAATTGGTGAGTAATAGCGCAAGATTTTCTTGCGCTATTACTCTCTAGGACACTAAAAGGAGTAGGAAATGGGATTGTTCAGACGATCGAGAGTCGAATCGTGGCAACCAGAGGCAAGAGGGCACAAGCCCAAGAGTCCCAAGAAAACTAGATCAGATGTACCGGTAGAGAAAATGTCCGACAGCGCATTACGAAAGCTTGATGGTGCATTGCAACCTACAAACGCTTTTATGCGTAGCGTAATAAAGCACTCAGATGGGAAAGGACATTTCGTCGGAGAAAATTTCTATATCAAAATGTCTACTGCCAAGGTGAGAGATAGCGACGACCTCACCCCGCGAGAACAAGCTGTTATGGATGAGGCACTTCGCCACAAGCCCCCCATCAAGTTCAACCCAAAAGGCTGCGGCGAAGACTACCGGCGTGGCTCTCCACTTTAAGCAGTAAGCGAAACAAAGAAGTAGACAATGACAAACACATTCGACCCTACGAAGCCGTGCTCTCCATCAAATCATTGCTGGGACGGACCACTGGAGACTCGCTGTGTAGAGTGCCCGAAATGCGGTCTTGTACACGACGCCTCCAACCCACGGGACACATGTTGGGTGTGCCCAACGTGTCACGGTGTGCATAAGCCCGGCACTCCCCACCAGGTTGGGTAACAGATATGGGTAAGAAAAAGAAGAAGAAGAAGGAAGAGGAAGAGAAAGAGGAAGATCAAACTCCTCACGTCCAGAGTGTACAGAGATTGACGTCGAGTCATCCTTTCGTCAATCTTGCAATCATAGGTACACCGTGTTTCAAATGTCACACGGTACATGACAGAGGCGAGGAATGCCAGAATTAGTCGCCGCAACATGAGAAAATCCCACTCCCGAATGAACGAGGGTGGGATTTTCGTTTTCTCCATAAGCAAAGAGAGAAAGATGCTCGAACGGAACAGAACGAGTACCCAACTCATGCTAGTCGACATGGGCGGGGGAGTAAAAGAAAATTCGTATCTGTGTTCTCTTCTGTTGACATTCTAAGTTTGACGCAGTAAAATGCACACATACGCAAAAGAGAGAGAGAACAAAAAATGGTCGACTCTGTCGCAACCAGTCAAGCAAAACAAATCCAGAACGAGATTGAAAAAATCGTCGCCCACAGCAAGCGCCAAGTGAAAACATTCCAGTCTTACGCCAAAGCGTTTGAAGTTTACTGCGCTCTGAATCGAAAGGCTATGGAAGAACAAGATCCAGACATGACACCTGGCACACCAGGACATGACATATGGAAGCTTCTCGCCACAATCAACCACTACCGTTGTCTATCCCAAGCTGCCTGCGCTCAGCTCAACCAGTACACACGGGATTTGAAGACTCCCGAGCTACGTGTCTATCCGGATTCTGACCTGTCGACAACGTATCTGCAGTCTCTTCTTGAGGCTGACCTGTCGTAGTGATTGCGAGGAGGCTGTCGAAAGGCGGCCTCTTTTTTCACAAATGTACCGTTCTATTTTGTTGACGTTCAACTTTGACGTAGTAAAATAGTTCTATGGGCAAAGAAACAGAGAGATTCATATGATCAAGTTCGTACTAACAACACTTATCGGGTTGTACACCCTTTGGGCACTATTCGTACTGTTTGTGCTGAAACCTCTTACCGCTTGGCTGGTGAGAAAAAACGAAAAAGACAAGCAGGACAAAGCGAAATACCGGGCCATGTTTACGGATGTCATGGACTACATCCACGAACTCCCACCTGACCAGTATGACAGTATCCGAAAAGACCCACACGAGTTCTTCGAGGAGCAGGAAAAGAAGCAACAGGCCGAATCTTCAGACTAGATAAAATTTTGACGTATAAGCAAAGAGAAAGCGACCGAACTATGATCACCGACCGATCCACCCTGTCATTCGGCCTGTCCTTGACAGACAACCCAACTCGTAGGACCATCTCAGCAGGATCACTACGCAACCTGCACGAAACGCTCCTCTGGCCCTACCGAACGACTGGTGGCCCGAAAGCCATCTGGCTCTACCGTCCCTGCCCATCCGACAAACCATACCCACCCCACAAAAAATGGGGGAACACATTCATACTGGCCGCCAACAGAGAGATGCTGAGCGTTGTACGTCTCTCTGGACATTGGCCATACATAAATAGTCCGACATTTATGGACTACCATTCCCCAGGGGCAGATAAAATACATTCCTTGCCCGTCCCACAAGCAATGGCGCTCATTGCCGCAGCACAACACCTGCCAATCCACTGGGACATTGATTTCGGGTCGATCGTCGGCGAGAGTGGAGTCCTCGAAGATTTCACCTACCCTCATCAACTCGGCTGGTCAAGCTGGCCCAATGTACTGCAAAACAGTCAAGAGGATGCCACTGGGGCGTACGTCATGTCGATTCCCATGCTGCTCGAAACGCTCGACAAGATGCAGCTGATTGACGAATATGGCGAAGACAAGCCAGTGCAACTGACTCTTGACGGCAAAGATGACAGCTTTTGTCTAACTCTTGGCCAGAATGGTCAGAATGGTCAGGAATTCCCGATGTTTTTGCGGGAACTCGTTGACGATCTCGGCATGGATTTTTCCGAGTACCGCCCCGAGGAATTCTCTGTCTTTCCGACAGAATCCCAGCAGTTTGTTCCGTACTCTGGACAGTTTCGGGCAGCCCTTGAGAGTTGCCCGGACTATGAACTGTCGGCAAACGAACCGAATGGGTCCGCGCGTATCGTGTTTTCTGATGAGTACCTGTATGTGACGGACGTCCCGCGTTCTTCCCCAGTGGATGGATCTTTTTTGGGATCTAGCTGCTGTGTGCATGTGCTTCGCCAAGCAGATTTTTGAGGCTGTCGACTGGGTAGAGAGTGGGGCACGTTCGGAATGTGTTCCCGCTCTTTTTTCTTGAAATTGTTGTTCTATTTTGTTGACAAACAGAGTGTGACCCGATAAAATAGTCTTATAGGCAAATGGAGAGAAGGACACATCAGATGACCACCATAATCGACAGAGAAGTGAAACAGCTCCGGGACATCGCAGCAAGCCTCAGTGCCACAAAAAAGAGACTTTCCGGAAAAAAAGAAACTTTGTCATACATAGAGAGAAATCTTCCTCGCTATCAGTCATACGGTAAATCCATCACAGGCGCCTACGCGGAACTGATCGAGAACACAAAATGGCTCTCCGGGGAATTCGGGTGTTTGGCGCAAATATACAGAGACGTCTACTCGCTGACAAAGGAAATTGACGAAAAAATCTGGGACAAGCCTGTGATGAGCGAAGAGAAATTAAAAACCCTTCTTCATCTTGGCAAAGAAGGCAGCTTCACAGCTTCCGACATTCACGAAATATACTACGAGGAATTCAGTCGAAAAGCGGCAAGGTATTTTAGCGAAGGTGGCGACCATTCTGAAGAAGAGCCTATGAGTCCCCCGTTTGTGAAGTGGTTTAAAAAGCGTACGATGGATCTTATCGAAGGTGTTGGAACTGCTATAAAAGTAGTAGATCAAGCAGAGTTGTTTATGAAGCGAGTACTCGAACCGCTTCCACGCTGACATTCAAAAAGGGCGTATCATGGGGACCCCCAGGTGGGTCTCCTTTTTTATTTGGCTTCTTGTTCCACTATGTTGACAAACAGAGTGTGACCCGATAAAATACGGACGTAAGCAAATGGAGAGAAGGACACATCAGATGACCACCATAATCGACAGAGAAGTGAAACAGCTCCGGGACATCGCAGCAAGCCTCAGTTCCACAAAAAAGAGACTTTCTGAAGGCGAAGAGAACTTGTCGAACACTGTGATAGCTCTTTCGCTCTACCAGTCGATCGGTAAATCTATCACAGATATGTACGGTGAACTGGTTCAGAACACAGAATGGCTCTCCGGAGAATTTGGCTACTTGGCGCAGATATACAGAGACATCTACACCTTGACATACGCAATTGACAAAAAAATTCTAGACGAGTCGCTGATGAGCGAAGAGGCATTGCAAGCAATCCTCATTCCTGGTAGAGAGTGCAACTACAAAGCCTCTGACACACACGAAAAACACTTTGAATACACACGTTATGAATTCGACCGAAAGACAGAAAAGTACCTCGACGAAAGTTTTATTCATTCTGGCAAAGAACCTATGAGTCTCACGTTTGTGAAGTGGTTTGAGGGGAGTACGAGGGATCTTATCGACGGGGTTAAAATCGCAATAGATGTAGTAGATGATGTACATTCACTTATGAAGCAAATACTCGAACCTCTTCCTCCACTGGAATTGCAAAAGACAGCATAGGTACACTTTCCTAAGCAACCTGATTTCTCCACAGGAAGAGTCCAGTCATTAAGACTGGACTCTTCCTTCCTTATTTCCGTCGTCTTTTGTTGACAAACAGTGTTTGACCAGATAAAATACGGATGTAAGCAAATGGAGAGAAAGAAGTAGCAAGATGATCAACTCAGAAGTAAAAAACCTCGTAGACACCGTAGCAAACCTCCTCTACAAGAGTTACGAAGCGGGCGACACCGCCCGAAACATCCTCCCCGAAATGAAAGATGCTCTCTCCTGGGACCCGAAAAACCAAAAGACGATCGTAAAGTCCTACGCAGAAGTACTTGTAGAGATCAAGTGGCTCTCCGAAGAATTCGGTGGCCTCGCTCTGACATCAAGATGCCTCCACGCCGTAACAAAAAAGATCGACAAGAATCTCTGGGAGATAGGCGGGGCGGATAAAAAGCGGCTGCAGCAGGGTATCTGCAGTCTGGGGATAGAAGCCAGAAGCAAAGCTCCTGCGCTGGAGAAGAAATCGGCTGAACTCTGCCGAGAAATGCAGAGGATTGAAGACGAGAAGAAAAGCTTTTCCGAGACTGCCCCCATGTCCTGGACTGTCGCAGAAAAACTGACCAACGACACAGAATCTCTCATCAACGGAACTCATTTGCTGATCGAAGGATTGACTGAGGTGAACAGCGTGGTGAACGCAATTCTCAAGGTGCTTTCCACCGGACAGAAGAGTGATTTTTGCTAGAATCAGAGTCCTGAGCTACGACAGCTCGTTCCATGTGTGGAGGCCCCCAGGTGGGTCTCCTTTTTTTATTGGTGCCACTATCTCCATTTGTTGACATATAAGGTTTGACGTAGTAAAATTTACAAATAGAAGCAAAGAGAGGGAGAAGGACGGATGATCGACCTAGAAGTAAGAAACCTTATAGACATCATAGATAAGCTGCTTGTTACGAGGAACGAGCTACTGGCTACCAAAGTGAATCTCTCCGCCACAAAAGAAGCACTTTCCGGGGAGATGGAACTGCAAGATTCGATGGTGAAGTCCTATGGGCGAGTGATGGACGACACAATGTGGCTCTCCGACGAGGCCGGATATCTGTCGCAAACACTGCGAAACATCGGCGGAGTAACAGAGAGAATCGGAAAGATACTGTGGGAGATGGCCTTGGCAGAAGAGGACGAAATAAGAAATAATGTCCTCTCTTTGGGGGATGAAGCTCGCAATACTGCACCTCTGATGCAGGGAAAAGCGGAAGAACTCAGCCAAAAAATGCGCGAACTTATGAAAGAACAGGGGGCATTTTCCAAAGAAGCTCCAATGTCAGAGTTCATCGCAGAAAAATTGATCAAAAGCACAGATGCTCTCGTTGGATACTCCAATACTCTGAATGCAGAAGTGTCTGAGGCGATTGGCATAACAAAGTCAATACTCGGACTACTTTCAATGATTTTGACATAGCTGTGGCCCTGAGCTACGACAGCTCGTTCCATGTGTGGAGACCCCCAGGTGGGTCTCCTTTTTTATTGGCGCTACTGTCTACTTCTGTTGACATTATCAGTTTGATGCGATAAAATTTACATATATAAGCAAAGAGAGGACATCATGATTGCAACAAAAGTCGCAGCGGCAACAGCAGAAATCGAAGTTCACCGAAAGCGGATAGAAGAGGAGAAAAAAACCATCATAATAGGTCTCTACGAGTGCAAGAAAGAAAGAGCATTGCTCGTCGCTCTCAGTGAGAGCGTGGATATGTCCGCCGATGAGGAGGAGGCTTTTGATACTGCGCTCATGGAACTCGATCTCGAAAAACTCCGATTGGAGATCCATCAACTCGAACTTCGGTTGCTGGAGCTTGATGTCGACCACATGGAGGCATTGAACAAGATGCTTGCTACGTATGCGTAGAATCGTTTGAGTCGGTGGGGAGACTCCCAGTTGGGAGTCTCTTTTCTATCGAATCTGCCATCTTCATTTGTTGACAGATAGTGTTTGACGTAGTAAAATTTCCAGACGGAAGCAAAGAGAGGAACGCACAGTGAAACGAAAAAACAGCGAAGAACTTGGACAACTATTCTCGACAGTGGTCAACGACCGCGACGTTTTTTGCTACGACTGCGGACGACACTGCCGATACGGCCAAGCCCTACGACAACACTGCGCCTGGAACAATCCAGATTCACTCCACCTGGAAGACCGTCACGATAAAAGTACAGAGACTATTTCGTCCGCCGGATGGCTCTGCCGAAACGGCTGTCGAAAAGTCTCACTGAGCTACGAAGCAACACCGAATGTATCCTCGAACGAATGCTTCTCCTGCGGGCGAAAAGTCGATCGTGGAAAGGGCGTTGCAGTACTGCGATACAACAACAAATATGCGACATTCCATCCGGAATGTCGACCGGAGACGGACTACCAAACTCCAGTCGACATTAGCAGTGTACCGACCGGATGCCATCCAGTCGCCTCATCTGCCCCTGATGCTGTGGGCGGCTATGTCTCCATACGAGTGTCGAGAATTGACACCCATCCTGCATACTCTCTCGTGTATCGCGGGCCAAAACTGATCGGCGAACAACGCACAGGCATCCCTTACCGGGGGCTTCGATCCGGGTTACTCGCTCAGCTGGTACATGATGTGGACGCAACACCAACGATGTCAAAAAAGGTCCTTCGCATGATCGAAGGAGTGCAGTACGACCCCTCAAACCCTGAGGAATATGCACCGAACACGGTACAAGCTGTTTGGCTCCACCGCGACCAGCCGGACGAGAGCAAACAGACATACGGACCAGAGCTGGAACTATTCGTGGCAAATCCGGATCGAATACGAAAAGTGACTCTCTACGGGAGTATCGATGAGATATTGCCTGATGGAGGGGAGATTTATCTTGACACAGAGCATTTTGACGAGATCGTGGCCTTGGCGAATATCGCCAATTTCAGCAACTTTCTGAGCGAAGGTCCGAAAACTTTTGTGCCCGTGGATTCACTGTTAAAAGCCGGCCATCCTTACATGAGTGCGAATCCGTCCCCCGAAGATTTGGGTTGGGCTGGTTGGGCGAAGTTTTTCAGAAATCTTGGAACGAAAGACGACTGGAAAGTCGAATATGACGACTCTGGCAAGTACGACCAGTGGACGGAACTGCACAAATGGATGGGATTGTATAATTCGTGCATGTTCCCCGCATCAATGTTGTTGCACGGGCTGTCTCGGCTACGTGCGGAAACGATTGACGACGACGAAATGCCTGTCAAGTTGTCCTTGACTTTGGAGAGTTCCGAGCGTGGACCAGTCCTGGAGATCAGCCGATCAGGACATACACTACAGTATGTACAATACAGTCTTGTGCCGACTGACCTCCAGATCGAATACCAGAGGATGCCATTTTCTCTTCGGGGAGCGTCGATAGACGTATCGGTTGATCCTGTCGAGCTGGCAATGGCATTGCGGTCTACAAAACAAGACGATCAAGACATTGTACGTATGTTTTTCTACCATCACGGGGAACTGCTGGCTGTCACGGATTTGCCTCACAGGTCAACTGCTCGTCATTCGATCGCGCACGCGATGCGGTCATGCCATTGACGTGTATTCTTGAGCGAGAACACTTTTTGTGTGGAGAGACTCCCAGTTGGGAGTCTCTTTTTCGTCTACTCTTGTTCTTCTTTGTTGACAGATAGTGTTTGACGTAGTAAAATTTCCAGACGGAAGCAAAGAGAGGGACACGCGATGGACTCAGAGACAGCCAAACCAGAAAAAGCATCACTCGTTCGGGCACTCGCCGAGCTGCTGTACATAGAACACGAGCTTTTCGCAAAAGCTCCACACTTTTCCGCAGAAGCTCCAATCCCAGAGGAGGTTCGCACTTTTTACGAGGAAACTGTCGAATACGAATCTTGGCTTACGTCCAAGGCGAAGAAGCTGTCGGAGTTATCTTTTGATGCCTCCAGGGTTATCGGGATCGTCGGTGAGGAACTGGCGGAACGATCTTACGAAAAAACCCTTCTTCTTCGGGATAGTAAAATAGCGTCTGTGCAGGATGCAAGGGAGATTCTCCAGGAAAAGGAAGGGCAGCTCGCGGCGAAAAACCTTGTACTGTGCGCAAGGGGCACCATCCACGAGAGGGTGTATTGCCGTGTTTGGGAGAGGAGTTTGTGGGCAAAGAGGGTTGAGGAGTATACAGACGGACCTTCTTGGTTCCCTGAAACTGCTCTGTCAACGGAAGAAAACGCAGCTCCCCTCGTCAGAGTACGAGAAATTATGTATGCGGACACCATCGAGTTGGGTGCTGTTGCTCATCTTTTCGCTGAGGCAGTGAAAAGAGTTCTTGACTTGCTCCCGTCGAGAAGCGTATAACAAATTTGATCCCGGATACGTGGGATCGGGATAACGGGAGTTTAAAAACGTAATGGCAGACCAGCACATTTGTACCACTATAGATATAGACTCAGACACAAAAGGACTCCTGGATGAGTTAAGCAACAGAACAGGTACCGACGAGGAGATTGAAGAACTCCTTGAAGCGTTGAACAACAGAATACAAGAATTCAAAGCGGAAGCCGAGCAGCTCGAAGAAGAGCTGGCCAAAAAAACGGCACTCATCAAACTCTGCACTGACGAACTGATGGGAGCGTAAACGTATTTGGAGACCCCCAGTGGGTCTCCTTTTTTATTTGCCGTATTATCCTCGTTTGTTGACAAGTAGTGTTTGACCAGATAAAATACACCCATAAGCAAAAAGAGAGAAGGACACACAATGACAGAGTACTGGGACGCAGAATACGACAGCAACGATCCCGTCACGAGAGCACGAGGCATGAAGGCCAAGATCCGCTCAATGACCGCCGAAAACAAGGACTTGAAGTACGAAAATGAAGTGTTAAGGAGTGAAAACGACGACCTAAAAGCCGAAATTGGTGGTTTTATCGCCGAAAACAGCGAACTGAAGCACGAAATACGAGGGCTTGAAGATGAAAGTAATGAGCTGAAAGGCGATTTTCCGTACGGAGGAGCAGATTCAGAAGCCGACACAATTGTCAAGTTGGAGGATAAATTAAAGGACCTACAAAGTCTTTATACCGGCTTGGAGAAAGACTACGCCGAATTGGCCAATGAACATAAGAAACTGATGGACGAAATCGTTTCCGACATGGTTCAGTAGAATATCCTTATACGCAAAAGAGGGACACTCTATGGCCATACTTCTCTACTTTATAAAATTCGTGTCGTGGTGGCTCATCCTCAACGCCATGCAGCTGCTCTTTGCCACATACATAGTCGGACCTTTCCTAGCGGCATCCGACAAGGATGACGAAGAACACGACTGGGAGCATGCCCCGTGGTGTGAGAAATACAAAGAGCGTAAAGCCCGATAACATTTCACGGGAACATTTTTTATTGCCGTATCGACCAGAATGGTCTATAATTCGACACAGGGAATAATCATCAGAGTAGATTCATTGGGTCTATCCAGGTGTTTTGCAAGAAGGAAGCAAGCGCAGTGCTAGCTGCATAAAAATTCCTTGCCGAGCGGGGACCTACCCACAATAGGTCTCCGCTCTTTTTTGTCCGCTGGAACATTTTTTGTGGCTATTTCAGGCAGGTCGTGCTAGAATTTAAGACAGTTAAGAAATTAACGACTTCATAGTAGATACGTTGCATTTCTCATGGTAGGTACGTTGTCTTTCGTGAGTACGTCTCTTTTCTGTGAAGGGTTCTAGACGGCAGGCGGAGCTATGCACTCCAGACCTGCCAAAGAGTTGATTATTTAAAGGGCAAGGGCCTCTTCAATAGCTCCTTGCCCTTTTTTTATGTCCGCCGGAATATTTTTTGTGGCCGTCTTTGGCAGATCGTGCTAAAATTTAAGACAGTAAATACGTTTACTGACTCCACACGGGGCAAGGACTTCTTGTACAAGTCCTTGCCCTTTTTTTATGTCTGCCGGAACATTTTTTTTGTGGCCGTCTCGGGCAGGTCGTGCTAGAATTTAAGACAGTAATGAATTTAGTGATTGGATGCTGGGCGAGGACTATCTGAATAGGGTCCTCACTCCAGAATTTAGGATCTAGGGCGGTGAGTTGCCTTTACTGCCCGTACTGAGCGAGAACCTCTTCAACAGGTTCTCGCTCTTTTTTGTGTTTGTTGTCCTCTTTTGTTGACAAAAAGTGTTGGACCCGATAAAATACATACATAAGCAAATAGGGAGACAGACCAAATGCCAGAAGAGAACGACGACATCTTGACAAGAGAAGAATATGACGCTCGTGCAGCGAAAACCCAAGCCAGACTGGAAAACATGTCAGAACAGGATCGCCAAGAGTTCATTGGTCGTGTTGAGGAAGCGTCGAGGAACGCGGACTGGTACAGGTGGTGCAGGGGGCTAGACGGGGAGTAGGGCGAAGAAAAACCCACGAAAAGTGGGTTTTTCTTCGAGTCTATTGTTCTCTTCTGTTGACAAGAAGTGTTGGACCCGATAAAATACAGTCGTAAACAAATGGAGAGACGGACAAATGGACAGCCAAAAAGAAGAACCCGAAATCGCAATAGAAAATCTTCTCGGCCAAGACCGCAAACTCTTGCCGAAAGTACCCACCCTGCCCCCACCGCCCCACAGCGGAGAAAAACACAATACCCGCATCGACTATGCGAAACTCACGGAATACTACGGACTCATGGGTATTAACGTCGCAGATCTATCCGGGGCCAGTAGAGCAGCCATGAGTTCATGGGTGCACGGGCGCTGCGCCCCAAAATCGTGGTACATGCAGATGCTCGCCAGGAGTCTCAATCTCAATCTCAGCGAACTGCTCATGTACTTTGGGTCACACCCACTGCCACCAGCAACAGGCTACGTCATCCTGTTGCAAGATTTCCGGCCAAACAAAAAAACAGGGAAAGAGGAAAAATAAAATGGAATTCTGGGAAATTCTCGCCCAGACATTTTCTCCTCCTACGGGGGAGATTGACGACACGGTTGCCAGCCGCATCGCAGAGTACTTCGAGGTGCCTGCGGAGCACATAAAACACGAAGCAGAATTTGGTACATCTGGAAATACTTTTTTGTCCATATGTGCATTCACAGGATGTGTCGACCACGGGGACCACGCTTTTAAAGCGAAGCACATACTCTCGAAAAAAGAATCCAAAATTAAACTTGTCGCCACTCTATGCGCCAAACACTACAACGAATGCTTGGAACACCTGGGAAACCTGTAAGACACGTCCAGCGAACTTCACGAAACAAAAAGAAAGAGAGAAAAGAAAATGGAATTCTGGGAATTTTTCACTCACGCCTTCTCCTCAACAGGAGACCTCGACACGGGATCTATCGACATCCTTTCAAAACACTTCGGGGTGTATTGTGAGGCTATAAAAAGCGAAGCAGAATTGTACACGCTAAGAGAGGTATACTCGGATACATGCTCGATCGGAGAGTGCAAGAAGGCACGAACAAGCACCGTCGAAGTGCCCTGCATCTACCCATACGGCGACAAAACGAACGAATTTGCCATCCACCTGTGTGAGAAGCACGGCAAGCAACATCAAAGGCACGTCGAGAGACTACGACGCAAGGTCGGGGAGGAGTGCCCGGCAATACAATTCCTCGCTCCATGACACACGACAGGTACAGCCAGGGATTTTTTCTCTCTGGCTGTACCTGTCTCCGACACGCATAAGACGAAAAGAAAAAGAAATCTGTTACCGTTGTAGGCAGTAACAGATTTCTTTTTCTTTTCGTGAAGCGGTGAATTGCATGTATATGGATGAAGAGTACGACACCCCGGAAAATCAAGCCAAAGAAGAGAGCCGACGCGCAGTTTTCGCAACAGCAAACCTCTCTTTGGTAGCCCTGGGAGACATAGCGCGGAAACTCGATGAGCACGGCACCCCATATCCTGTGGCACAAAACACAATCAACAGTCTGCGCACACGTCAAATTCGACAACAACCGACATCATTTCCGCTCCCAGTTGTCACGAGAGACGGGAGGAGGCCACCTCTCTGGGATGTGGAGAAGCTTTTACGGTGGAGAGTGTATGTGGGAGTCCAGTATGCGGGGAAGCAAAAACTTGCCAGAGAGCGTCAAGATATTGACGTAGTCTAAATCATTGTGTTACAATAAAGACACATCGTTGGTCAACAAAAAGAAACAGAGATGAAGAATGAAAAGGCCACCGTACCTCAACAAACAAAACAAATACATCGTCACTCTCCCCATCGAAGGAGTTGAACAAAAACTCGAACTCCTTCGAGTCTCAAGTTTTTGCGGCATGCTCGACAAACCCGCCCTCAACGAATGGATACAACGTATCGCCCTCCTCGGGATCAGCCTGGACCCCGAATATTTCGCACGCAAAATCACCGAAGTACGCTCTCACGACCTCCCAAAAAAAGAAATAAACAGCCGACTGAACGACATATTCTCAAAAGCATTCCTTACCGGTGGAGGAAATAACGCCGCAAGTTACGGCACAGAAGTACACGCAATCGTCGAAGAATTCATCACAGGAAGACTTTCCGGAGCAAAATTTGCCTCCCTCACTCCCGGAATGCAATCACAACTCAAAGGACTCCGCCAGGAGATTGTCCTCCTCACAGGATCAAAAAACCCTGTGGAACTCACCGAACGAGTGATCGTCAACACCAAATACAATGTCGCAGGACGTTATGACATGTGTTTACGACTGGCAGACGGCACACACGTCATCGCGGATATAAAAACCGGCAGTGTCGCACCGTATGCGGTGAAGGGTTTTTCCCCCCAGCTCTACCTCTATGCGAGTGCGGATTACACGTACAATCCGGCAACAGAGTGGTACGAGCCGATGCCTGAGGGCATCATTTGTGGGGAGGATGGGTACGGTATTATTTTCCACCTGCCTCGTGGCGGAGATACGTGTCAAGCGCTGAAAGTGCCCTACGGATACGGGGTGAAAGCAGTGAATATTTACAAGCAAATAATTGACTTGAACGCAGATAACAGTCTATAATAAAGTTTATTACAGGATCATATCCAGACAGAAAGAGAAGTCAAGAATGTTTACGGCAGTCGAAGCAACATCATGGCCGGAAGACCCAATCGTCTCAAAACCAAACAACAGACGTTTTCTCTTCCTCGTCCCACGGCGCATGAAAACCATCATCATCCCCGACAAATTCGGCCCCGACCCCACACGAACGAAAGAAGTGGATGCAGTCATCGCCGACGCCGTGTTCTGCACATCCGCAAAAAACCCGACAAAAGCATACCCTGACCTGGACAGCTGCGAAATATGGCCGAATCAGTCCATCATCCAGGCACTCATCCGCCGAGACCTACGAGCGAAACACGCAACTGTCCCCACCGACGGTGTCGACAAGTGGACCCCTCTCGCCGGTATCCTGCGAAAGGCCGAAACTTCACGTGGCACGCTCGCATGGGGAGTCCACCTCCCCGACTACGACGACGCATCCGACGAAATAAAACTCCTGCTGGAAAACTGTTTTGCGCTTTGGGAACAAATGAAAGAATCAAACTGGTTCCACCTCCCCGAGACACTGGGAGGAGAGATGCCATTTGAAGGCCGTCCACCAACAAATGAAGGCACTTTTGTCGACCCTGAAGTCCCTGGGAACAGTACGGGAGGACAGTCCTTTGCGAGACAGCCGAAAGAGTCTCCGATGCAAGTCGTAAGTCCGTACTCCCAGTCACATGTCCCACAGGAGCACACGGACAACAGTCCCCCTGCCTGGGGGGACATCGGCTAACATTTACGGCTTACACAGCATTTGTCCTTGTGATTGAACAGAACCACTGCTATATTTGTAGCAGTGGTTCTTTTTTACAGCCATAGCCAATAGCGGGCAGTACGAGTTGCCCGCTATTGGCTATCGTAGTTCTCCCGGCCCTATGGGATGAGAGAGTGGTTGTGACTTGCGGCCCGTGTGGCGCGAGAACTACGTGCGAGGGATAGTGCTCTTTCCGATTTTCCCCCCAGGACGAGAGTACGCAATGCCACCCACACGTCCCTCACCGCAAAAGCCGGGTAGACTCTAGTGCTACCCGGCTTTTGCTTTCCTATCTACGGACGAAAATTCCTGCACTTCGGCGATCACCTGTCTGCAGACCGACGAATCCCTTCAGCAGGGCAGTGAGCGCGGCGATCCCTGTAGTGCCGAGGACGATCGCCCAGTCGATATCGCTGAGTAACGTGTAGGTGCCGATGATCGCGACAGCTGCTTGCGCTGCAGTTGCAACGACTCGTTCGGCGAGGTCAATAAAAAAAGCTTTATTCCACATCTGGCTTCCCTTTTCTTTTTGGTTGGCAGTCTGGCTGCATTTCCCGTTGGAGGAATCGTACAAGTAGTCCTATAACGGACTCTTCAGGCCAAAAGGGTTCGCCGTTGTGGTCCATTTTTTCCAGAGGTTTTCGGAGTAGGCCGTCTCGCAGGTTGGAAAGGTCCGCCAAAACGTGCCCCACAGTACGTAACTCGTATCCAGTGGCATAGTTGTCGCCTAGTAGAGTGTCGAGCGTTAAAACGGCATCTAGGGGTGTTTCAGGAGAATTCTTCTTTTTCCACTCCTCCAAAGACTCCCCGGACAGGACAGAAAGACAGTCTTTGTACCCTTTGGGGTCTTCCACGTCACGTCTGTTGAACGAAAAATGCCAATGCCACACATGAGACTTTGACGGCGTCCTCGTCCTCCTGGTGCGAAAATCGTACCCCTCCGCGACCTCATCAGAATCACTCTGCCCCAGTGCCTCACGCACCGCCCACATCCGAGGATCATCCGTCTCAAAAGCCTTCTCCACCCGCACACCATATATCCGTATCGTGCGATAATCCCCACGCTGGGCATCCGGAAAAGTCCAGTCAATCGCTGCCGATTTGTCTGCAGGACCTTCCGTGTCAACAGCATCCCGGACACTGTAATCACCCGGACGATTCCCCCTCCTGGTATTGTGATAACCAGGCTTCGCGGCATAAATACCCGACAGAAGACTGTTCGGCTCAAGACTTTTCAGCCCTAGCCAAAAGTTCCACATCGCATCGGTGATCACTGCGGGACTCGGATTTCCTGGTGGCTCCATGTTCCTCCTGCGGCATCGCGGTCTTTTCCAGGAGGAGCATAGAGTATGCTGATCGCGGGTCTTTATCGTAAGCGGGAGATTGGCCCAAAATACAGGGCCGGACAGTTTTTTCCTTCTGTCCGGCCCCGTCTGTTCAAAATCGTCTACTGCCAAGGACGTGGAGCAGCATTTGTGTTTTGCTCCTGCCAAGGGGATGAAGCAGTTTGCATATTCTGTGCCTGTATGCCGACGCCCTGCCACATACGCTTCTTTTTGTCTCTCACGTCGCGCACAGAAAAATCATTCGCCTTGGCGTAAGCTTCCAACCTTTTCCCCAGAGCAATTTTTGATACCAGTGGCTCAATCGGCAAGTTACGCCGCATTATTTCCGTATATTTTTTGTACAGATCACCTTTGCCGATAGAACTATCATCGTCGAATACACAATACTCCTGAAAAAAATCTGCAGTCGTGTCAAACGCACCCTGGCGGTCCTTTTTCACCAACTCCATACAAGACGGGACAACAAGCTCACTCCCATTCTCCAAAAACATCTTTGCCCCCTCCACTGCCCAGGAGAGAATCCGGCCCCCTTCATCGGATACAAGTTTTTGCAGAAGGTGTTTATCCTGCCCCCCCTCCGGGATTTGTACATCCCAAAGAACGTACAAAATTCTTCTCCAGATGCCATGATCTGTCCCTTGCACAGTCGGCTCAGCATTTGTATGGAGGACCATTGTTCCCGTGGGAGTCACGTCGAATGACTCCCTGTACAACTGGCGTGCTTTCAGCCTTTCACCTCCCGTGAGGAGTTTGACCATCGATTCGTTCATCTGTGCAGCATTTGCCAGCTCACTGGCAACAGCAAGTCTGACCCCGGAAATCTCCACAACACATCGCTCGCGGTCTGTATGAGGATTTTTGATGATGAGATCCTCTGGGAGAATCCCCGCGTAACTACCCATGATTCGCGATACGGCCCCCCAAAAAACCGATTTTCCATTGGCCCCGTCCCCCGAATTGATGACGAATTTGTCCAGGGGGACTCCTGTGAGGCCGGAACCGACCAGCATCTGCAAAAAATGTTGTACTTCTTTGTCGGGTTGCCATGTGTTCAGGCAATTCGTCCACAGTGTTGGGGTGCCATCTTCTCTGGGCACACTTGTCTGTTTTGTCACCAAATACTCTGCACTGTGGGGCAAGGATTCCCCTGTGCGTAGGTTGACGATTTCGTTTGGAGTGTTGAGGATTTCTGCGGTGTGCTCGTTGTCAAAATCCGAGGGGTATTTTGTTTCTCCTCTTGGTCTGACTCGTGCGAGATTCAGGGCTTTGAGGATGGATTTTTCCATTCCAAGGCCGGATGCGTATTTTTGTAGTGCCTCTGATCTCCCGTCATCGTCTCCTTGTGTGTGCTCGACCATCTCCCTTGCAATAGTCTGCATGGACCGTGCAACACGCTGTGTGTACTCCCTGGTAGGAGGCTGATCAATCGGCAAACGCTCCCAAACCCCTCCATTCCAGCACACCCATCCCCAGGACGGGACATAGAGATGGTCGGGAGAGACCAAAATCCACCGTTCAGCATTTCCGGCGTCATCCATGCTCGGGCGAAGAAGATCCCCAAGAGAAATTTCAGGTGCTCCGGAGATTTTTTTTTGTGCTGGATCAATTTTCTCTGCCGGAATCGGCCGTAAAACAGACTCCAGTAATTCTTTTTCCTCCAGAGGATCAGGAAACGTACCATTCAGTACACGGATAAGACGATTCGCCTCTTTGTCATCCCGTCTGTAATTCACGACAAAGGCAAATTTTGCCCGTGTGAGAAAATTATTCCTGCCGTCTGTCAATGTCCGTGAACGTTCCGCCCAGTCGCCCGGAATCTCCACCCCATCAATCAACACTGAGGTAGGAGTAGTTGGCGGAGGTGAAAATCTCCCTGGGATACTCGCGGTAGGTGTGAGAGACGATTCCTGCTGGACGTCTCTTCTTGACGGACATGTATAACTCCTGAACGCCTCTTCCGGGAAAGGCTGTATTTTGCCTGCCACTTGCAAAAGGTCGTTCGGTGAGAGCAGCGGAATACCCTCCCAGTTGACCGGGAGGTAGAACGCCCCGGCACTGTGGTACGAAAATGGAGCTGTCGCCTGTCTCCCACCACCGGACAATACCGAAACCGCCTCATTCCTCTTTCTGTCCCCCCAGGTAAAATTTGTGGCTCCGGAAAAATAGATGTGCAGGCCACCACCTCCTGTACGCACAATAAGAGTATCTCTTGCTGAGTTGGGGAGAGACACCCCTAGGTCCTCCAGCCATGCCCATGCTTCCTCTGGTGTGGCTGGCCCATTGTGTCGTGGGTCGCAGTCCAGAACAGTCAGTCCGTCCAACCGTATGGCTATTTGCAGGGTGATCCAGGGGTCTGGGATCAGTGCGGCAGACGACAATCTGGATACTTCATCGAGGAGTTGAGCTGCTGAACCCCAGGAAAAATCTTTCCAGGAGCGGTAGGGGTGTTTGCAGCCGACTTCTCCACAAAAGAGGCAGATGCTCCTTTTTGTGTCCTTGCTGTCTGCCCAGGGGTTTCCCGGTCGGTGGATGAGGTTGAGTCTTCCTGCCGATTTTCCGTTGGGTTGTTGGAGCATTTTTTCCGCGTATGTTGCGGAGAGGTACAGGAGGTCTTTCGGGTTGAGTGTGCATTTTGTGTTGGTTTTTGTGAGAGAGTGCAGTTCCAGGGATGGGGTTGTGTGCCCTTTTGTAGGGGCAAATTTCGCCATTGTGTACCCACATTTTTGGTTGCAAACATGTAGAGGACTCACTCTAACATATTTGGAAGAAATTTATGGACAGGATCACAGTTTTTCTGACTCGGCCATAATGTGATTCTGTGCCGGTGTTGGTCTCTCTTTCTATCGTGTCGAGGGTTCTGTTTGCCAGGGATGTGGTTTCTCGCTCTTTGTGGGTATCTGTATGTCTGAGGTAGGTGGTGACAGACTTTTCTCTGGGTAAAACCTTTTCACTATAGGGTTATTTCTCATTCCCCTCATACTACCCTATCTTTACCCATTTACTATAGTACACTCCTATCTACTATACTCTATTCTCTCTACCCTAAACTTTTACTAGAAAAGTTGTCATTTAGTCATTGTAAAGAGAGGTACCTATTTCCTGGGGGAGGTGTCGTGTATTTGCCCAGCTAGGAGAGCATATTTCTACTGACGTACATCTTTTCCTGGGAGTGACAACTTCCGTGACAATATGTATGTGTTCATTTGCAAAGTTGTCATTTGTCACCTTTTTTCGAGTGTTTCGTAATGTTTTGCACGTTATGCTCGTTTTATTCTTTCCATTCCTGTGCTAATAGAATAGTACCGTTATTTTAGCACACACAGTATATCTCTCAGATTGCCCTCAGAAAAGGGTGACAAGTTGTCAAGAAATGACAGAAAATGACGGAATATTTTCATAATCGTCATCGTATTTTGAGGTACGCAGGTAAGCTTTTTACACCGTTCGACCACATATGTCCGTCACGCAGAGTGATATCGACAAGCACAGGAAAAATGTGTGTACAGTGTAGAGTAAAGTAGTAAACAAGCCGTCTGCGCCGACAACACCCACCCATCCAGAAATGGACCCACCATGAACACAAACAACATCCCGGAAAAACGCGCCATGCAACTCATTTTCGACATGGCAAAATCCGACACAGCAGACATCAAAGAAATTGAAAAACTTGAGGAGCGGTACCACACCGACTCCACAACACTCCTCGCGTTCTACGGCGAAAATAAAGCATTCATCATCGCCGCCCAAGAAGAACTCATACGGGGCGATGCAGACGGACATAATTTGGAAGCAGTGTTTTGGGGGGCAAACCGGGCGTGCAGAATGCTCATATACCAGAAAATGTTGGCCCCACTGTCAAGTAGCAGAAACTATTACAACACCGACGGGACACTACGTACATCTGTATTCGGCATGACCTTGGACGTTCTACGCACCATCCGAGAAGAACTGTCGGACGCAAAGGTTCCCGGCCAGGGAGGGGACGACCGTCTGCATGTTTCGGTCAGTGGGATTGACCCAACTAATTTGCAGTAAGTTTTCACGGTGGTGCAACAAACTTACATACCCTGGGGTGCGGCAAAAAAGCTTTTCGGCTGCAGGGACCCCGAAGTATTGATTGCTGGTCCTGCAGGGACGGGAAAATCGTACGCCTGCCTAATGAAATTGTACGCAAGTGCTTTTGCAAACGATGGCGCACGATTTCTTATCGTGCGAAAAGTACAAGCGTCTCTTTCGTCAAGTGCGCTGGTGACGTGGCGAAAACATGTGATACCTCCTGCTGTGAAGTGCGGGCTGCTGAATTACTATGGCGGTTCTGCAGTCGAGCCACCACAGTACCGATTCGCGAATGGGTCATCCGTCATGCTGGGCGGGATGAACAATGCGGACAGAGTACTCAGTACTGAATATGACATGATTTATGTGCAGGAGGCAACGGAACTTGCGCTTGTTGACTGGGAGACGCTTGTTTCACGGCTGAGGAATGGGCGGATCTCTTATCAACAGATCATTGCCGACTCAAATCCCTCCAGCGAGCACCATTGGATAAAACAGCGGTGCAATGAGGGGAAAACGACGCTTTTCCACTCGAAACACCAGGATAATCCGCTTTTTTGGGATAGTGGAAAGTCTGACTGGACGGCGAAGGGGGAGGCGTATCTGTCTCATTTGCGTGCGCTCACTGGGGTGCGTCGTGAGAGGTTGTATGAGGGTAGGTGGGTTTCTGAGGAGGGGACGATTTTTGTTGGGTTTCATGAGCGTGTGCATGTTATTAAGCCGTTTGTTATTCCGTCTGATTGGCTTCGGTATTTGACGATCGATTTTGGGTTCACAAATCCGTTTGTGTGCCAGTGGTGGGCGATTGATACTGAGGGGCGTGCATATATGTATAGGGAGATTTATCGTACGAAACGTCTTGTGGAGGACCATGCAAAGCAGATACAGGAGCACATTGATATTGATGGGGTGATACCTGAGGCTGTTTTGGCAGACCACGACGCGGAAGGACGAGCAACCCTGGAAAAATATTTGCGGCGTAGTATAAAACCTGCACGAAAAGATGTATTGCGTGGTATAGAGGCGGTACAGTCGAGATTTTGCATTCCGGAAGATAAAAAACCACGGCTATGTTTTTTTTCCGACAGCTTGTTGGAGCGTGATTTGCGACTACGCAATACGGGGAAGCCGTGTTCGACTGTTGAGGAGATCGCGGGTTATGTGTGGTCGGCTCGGAAGACAGAATCGGGGATTGACCAGCCGACGAAGGTGAATGATCATGGTGTGGACTGTATTCGGTATATGATTGCCCATCTGGATTTGCGGAAATCTCCATCGTTTTTGTCTGTTGAGGTGTGAGTGTGCGTCTGCAGACTATTTTTCCCATTGCTGCTGCGATATGTTTTGTTTTGTTCGCTTACCACTATGGGATACAGTATGCCTATTTCACGATGGGCTGTTTTTTGCTCTATATTGAGTGGTGCGTCTCGAACAGGGAAGAATAAGTTTTTGCATGCCCAGATCCACGATTGGTGATATACGGCAAATTTTCAACCGACGAAAAACCACCTCCACGTCGAATGCGCCTATCACAGCACCACCAAACAGCATCGGGACTTTTTTCGCCGGATCAGACCGATCCCAAATGGACATGTTCTCAAAAGTTTCCACCCTCTGGGCCGCGATCAACTTGCGGATGAATGCCGTGTCGAAAACGACATTCCGCCTGTACCGTGGAAATATTGGGAGTGGGAGCACAACGGAGATCACAGATCATCCAGCTCTCGTCGTGTTGCGGCAGCCGAATCCGGAGACGTCGCGCACAGAGTTTTTTCGCACTTGGCAGGCACACAGAGATCTCACAGGAAAGGCGTACATCTATGTCGCAAAATCAGGCACTCCGGGCTTTCTTAATCGCCCTCTGCACATTTATAACCTCCGCCCCGATCTGACCGATCCTGTCACCGACGAACTCGGGGAGACGACAGGCTACCGGTACACCCCTCCCAGTGGCGGCGGGCAAGTTATGTATGACGCATCGGATATCGACTTCATGCGATACATTGATCCGACCAGCCCGATATCCGGTATTGGCCCGGTAAAATCGCTTTTCACTGAGCTGCATTCATCTGCTTTGGCGTCTGATTGGCAGAGATTTTTCTTCATCAATTCTGCAAATCCTGGCGGAGTACTTGAGTACGAACAGGTGCTTGAGGATCATGAGATGGCCCAGATCACCAAACAGCTGGAAGAGTCCCATAAAGGTGTCTACAACGCTCACCGTATATTCATCGCGAGTGGGGGGAAGTGGCGGCCGAGTGAGACAAATGTTCGGAATATGCAGTTTCCTGAGTTACGTGCAGGTTTGCGTGATGCTGTTTTGGAGACGTTCGGGGTGCCGAAGATTTTGCTTGGGCAGACGGATAATGTGAATAGGGCGTCTGCTGAGACTGCCGAGTATGTTTTTGCAAAATGGGTGATAGAACCCATTCTTGTTGACCTGCGGGAATGGTTGAATAACTGTTTTCTTCCCCGTTTCGCAGGTACCGACAGGTTTCGGCGTCTGTATTTCGATTTCGACTCGCCGGTGAAAGAAACCGAAGAAGAGGAAGAGGCAAGTGATGGGTAGTACGAGGGTGCAGCGGCTTCTTCCGACATCAAATCAGCCTTGGTACCGGTTCCAGAATCGTGTCCCTGCGGATTCTGACACGACGTCTGTCTATATCATGGACGACATTGGCTATTTTTATGTGACTGCACAGGATTTTGTGCGCGAGCTTGAAAATGTCAGGACGGCAAAGATTGATTTGCATATCAACACCCTGGGTGGGGATGTTTTCGAGGGTGTCGCGATATTCAATGCTTTGCGCAATCATGCTGCAAGAGTGCGGGTGATTGTTGATGGGGTGGCCGCGTCCATCGGGGCAGTGGTTGCGATGGCGGGTGACGAGATTGTTATGAATACCGGCAGTATGATGATTGTGCATGAGGGGCATACGTATGCGTCAGGTACTGCCTCGGCACTTAGGGATATTGCGGATACGGTGGAGATGGTGACTCGTAACATCGCAGGGATTTTTGCCTTGCGGGCTGGGGGGGATGCGGAGAAGTGGCTTGAATTTATGACTGCGAACGAAAAAAATCTGGGCACGATGTTTACCGCAGAGCAGGCGGTTGAGGTTGGTCTTGCGGATAGTGTCGCCGATTTTGGTACGTCCAATGAGGGTGCGTCCAACGAGAGTGCGACCAGTGGTGGGGCGACCGCTCCGGATGTTCTTGAGCCGAATGTTAATTTTACAAAAAGTGAAGAATTGTATACAGAGGTGGATTTAGATGACTTTGCCGCTTTGGTTTCTGGGCGTGGTGTCCCTGCTGGCGTCGGTTCCGGTACTGCAACGCCTCCTGTGACACAGAATCGTTTTTCTGCGGAGCGCATGCAAAATATTCTGGCCGGTTTTAAAGAGAGGTTTCCACGCACATGACTGCGACGATGACATCCTCAGGCGAAACTTCTGCCTACACGCCTGAGGACCTTGCCAACCTACTGGACCCAAAAAACACAAAAGAATTTTCCGAGCTGTACGAAAAGGGGAACTTTCCCGTTTTCCTGCAAAACTATCTGAAAAATTTCGCCTCGGAAAACCAGACACACATCGATGACCAGATCGACGCTCAGATGGGTGCCGTTCTCACAGAGCTGCTGAAAAAATTTCCCGACAGCACAGAAAACCGTCCTCCCACGCAAGCGTCTGTCGTGGTGGAAGAGGATGATATACGGCGTATATACACACGGAGAAAAGCTCATCTACCGAACAAAAAAGCTCCTGGCGCACCACTTGACAGTCTGAGACGTCCACTTCACGACTATTTTATGGCGGTGACCTCGCGGGCACGTGACGTCGTCGATCCACTCAATCTCAAAGAGCTGCATGCCCAGTCGGAGGCAGCACGCCAGAAATACAACAACGATTACGGGACGGTACTGCCTGCGGAGGGCGGTATTCTCATTCCGGAGACACTCCGGGCAGAGATTATGTCTCTTGCGCTGGAAGCCTCGATTGTACGTGGGCGTGCAACCCCGATTACCATGCAGGGTGGGAACGTCATTATCCCTGCTGTGGAGAGTTCTTCGCATGTCGAGAGTGTTTTCGGTGGTGTTGTTGCCACCTGGCAGGATGAGGCTACTGCCCCTGCGACGACTTCGGCGACATTTCGTGGTATCGAGCTTTCGCCGAAAAAGTTGATGTTGAATTCGTCTGTGGCGAATGAGCTTATGGCTGATAGTCCGGCTTTTGAGAGCTGGTTTATGGTCGCGATGCCAATGGCGCAAGCGTATTTTGAGGATCTTGCATTCATCGACGGGAATGGTACGTCTCGTCCGCAGGGGTTTAAGAATGCTTCTGCTGCGGTGGAGGTTGCTGCGGAGGTGGGACAGCCTGCGACGACCATTGTGTGGGAAAATTTGGTGAAAATGTTTTCCCGAATGCTTCCCCAGTCGTTGAATAATGCTGTGTGGATTGCGAACCTGGATACGTTTCCCGAGTTGGCGACGATGGCGCAATCTGTTGGTACAGGTGGAAGTGCTGTTTGGCTGGAGAATGGGGAGGAGGCACGGCCGATGAGTATTTTGGGCCGTCCGCTTCTTTTCTGTGAGAAAATGGAGACGCTAGGTACAGCCGGGGACATCATGTTTGTCGACCTGAAGTATTATCTGGTGGGTGACCGGCAGTCGATACAGTTTACATCTAGCATGCACTCTTCTTTCACATCGGACAAGACCGATTTCAAGGTGATATCGCGAGTGGATGGCCGCCCCTGGCTGTCGACTGCTCTCACTCCTCGAAAAAGTGCGTCGACGTTGTCCCCGTTTGTCAAGCTTGCGACGAGAGCCTGAGGTCCTGCTATGACGACGATGATTCAGGGTGATGAGGTACGGGCGATTGCCGGAGGTATTTTCGTTAGTCGTGCGACTGCGACGCTACCACAGACAGGGGCAGAATCACTTTTCACCATCACCGGAGGCGGTGTGCATGTTGTCTCTCTTATTGGAGAGGTGACAACGGTGATCGAGACACAGATAAATGCTACAAAACTTGTATTCAATCCGACCGCGACAGGCGCAAGTACGGACTTGTGTGCAACACTGGATATCACTGCTGATGCGGTAGGGACGTTTTATTCGCTCACTGGGACTGCAGCAACCGCTATGACAGCAGGACTACAATGTCTCGTGTCAAGCTTGCAGTTGGCAAGTCCGCTATACCTTGAACCTGGGGCGATCGAGCTGGAGTGTGGAGCGAGCAATACGGGGTCTGTTTCTTGGAAGCTACTGTACTACCCCATTGACAATGGTGCAGCGATCGTAGCAGTCTAATTTATAGCGAGAGGTATACATGGCTTTTGAGGGACTTGGTTTTACATTTAACGTCATCGCCGCTGCAAGTGGCATACATATTCCGATGACACGGGCACAGACAATTTCATTCGTGACATTCGAGGCTGACGGTTCGACGATTCTTACTTTGAAAGAGTCGGTCGGTGGGGCATCGGAGCAGAATCTTGTCAAGATTGAACACTTCTGGAAATCCCCTGGAGTCGGTGGTGCGTGGACGGAGGTCACACAAACGGCAGCGGCAACAGCTGATCTCGGGAGTGATGCGGTGAACGACTCAATGGTTGTGACAATCCGTGCCCGTCAGCTGTCCGAGGGGTTTGACTCTGTCGAGGCGACGGTTGATGGCGGTATTTGTATGGCATTTATCTACGATTTGGCAGAGATGGCCGACCCGAGTTCGCTGCCCTCCAATCTCATTGCGTGAAAGGACTCGACATCGTACGGATGTTGTCACAGGGGGTTGACACTGTTGGTAGCCGACACGGCAGTCGGCAAGGCATGGGACGTGCGTGTGTCCTTGTAGGTTCCATGCCGCCACATATTTTTACGGGGTTTTGTAATGTCGTGGGAGAGTCTTGTAGCGATACGGCGGCAAAATATCGATTTTACTGCCGAGTGGGTGGAAAGCCCACCTGAGGCGTGCCCGAACGATGGGACGCCTCTTTTGGAGAGTCCAAGGGGTGGGTTGGTCTGTCCATTTGACGGATGGGAGTGGTCCGGGCACCCGTTGGATAAGGCATAACATGGGCATATGGTACTGTACAAGAGAGGATTTGCAATTTTCCCCTGACACGTACTACTCATCTGCAATAAATGCCCAAATCGACATAGTCATTGCATCGGCATCGCGAAAAGCCGAAAGCCGGGAACTCTGTAACAGAGTCTTTTACCCCACGTTCAACGCAACAAAATATATGGAATGGCCTGCGAAACCACGATCAAAATCGTGGCGTCTCTGGGCTGAAGGATTCGACATTATCAGTGTCGACACACTTGTTGTCGCAGGTCAAACAATACCGTCCACAGATTTTTTCCTGGAGCCAGTGAATGTCGGGCCACCCTACTCCTCGATAGAGATCAAAAAAGACAGTGACACTGGGACATTTTCCAGTGGGAGTACCAGCCAGAGAGCGATAGAAATAACAGGCACGTTCGGCTATACGGCAAGCTCTACACCCTTTTGCAATTCAACTGGACTCATAGGTTTGTCGGATACTGTTATCTCCCTGGGCACATCGTTGCACTGGGGGATTGGGTCGTTACTGAAGATCGACGACGAGTGGGTGGGAGTAATAGAACGTTCCTGGGGTGACACGGCAGTCGACGCAACAAACTCTTTAACCGCTGCGAGTAACGACAAAACGCTCTTGGTGGGATCTACTGCGACGTTCTCCTCCGGACAGTTTCTTCGACTGGATGCAGAGACATTACGTGTGGAGACGGTAGATTCTGCGACGCAGCTTACTGTCACGCGGGCAGTTCACGGATCGGTCCTCGCATCACACGGTACGGATTCGCTTTTTGCACAGAAGGACGCGGTGGTGGAACGTGCAATCCTCGGGACTGTCGCAACATCGCACGATAGTGGAACGACTGTCTGTTATTGGGACGTACCAAGTGTATTGCGTACGTATGTCATAGCGGAAGCAACGGTGATGCTGCAGCAACAGGCGAGTGCGTACGGCCGAACAATAGGTGCCGGGGATGGGACGAGGGAAGCCCGCGGTGCAGGTCTTGAGAGTGAGAGAGTCGCGTTACGTAACAGTTATCGTCGCAGGTCACGCATTTTTTCTGTGTAGACATATTTTTTAGGGGTTATCAATGGCAGAAGTGAGGCTGAATGTCGGGGACTTTCCCTACCCTGGTGTTGGAAAAGTTGCCATCGAAGCGGCAACAGACGAGGCGATTGTCGGACTTTCAAGCCACACACTGCGATTTTTTCGGCAGTCCACAAAAATCTATAAGCACCCGACAGGCCGTTACAAAGGAAGTGTCGTCCAGATAAAAACGGCAGATTCCACGACGATTACTGATGGTGGTGTGGCGTATGGCCCGTGGTTGGAGTTCGGTGGGCGGGGTTTTGCCGGGTATGCGTTGTGGAGGAAAGCGTATCAAGAGTTGATTAGCGTGTCCAGGCGGAGCACGGAAGATGAAATTCGGCGGAGTGTGAAAAAGTCGATGGGGAAGTGATATTTCTTGGCGTCTCTTGATGTTCGCGCAATTCTTGCGCGTCTTACGACATATGCGGAAACGCTTGGTATTTTTGATGCGGTAATTGTCGGGAATTCGCCTACCACATTGCCCGCGTCGGGTCTTGCTTGCGCTATTTCCGCTACTTCACTCACTCCATCTGCATCATTCTCTGGATTAAGCAGCACGTCCGTGGCCCTGACCTGCACCGTACGAATTTATAAAAACAAGATGACTGCGCCGATAGATCTCATTGATGTTGCTGTGTGGGATGCAGCGGAAAAGATGCTCGCGCAAATCCACACCTCAGTCGGATTGTCGGGGGACGCCATTGTGACGGATATTTTTCAGATTGAGCGCGTGGAGATGACTGCAATTTCCGGGTTTGTTCCTGGTGATAGCGGGTTTTATCAGGTGGTGGATCTTACGGTCCCGATTATTGTCGGGGATGTGTGGGTGCAAAATGGCTAGTCAATCCGGCCTGGGGATGCTCGCGGTCCTGGATCAATACCATCTATCCGCTGATATTGGTTCCCTGGAGATTAGTAGCGAAATTGCGTTGCTGGACGTCACGGGTATAGATAAGCATGCGTATATGCGTATTTCTGGGTTGAATGACGCCAAAATGTCTTTTGAGGGGTTTTTCGACTCTTCTGCGGGGCAATTGCATCCTGTTCTTGCGTCTTTGCCTATGGCGAATGTGCTTTGCACTGTCGCTTACGGGCAGACGTTGGGGTACGTGTCCTCCAGTATTTCGGCGAAGCAAGTTGACTACAGTTTGTCGAGGGGTACGGACGGATCTTTGGCTCTTACGACGGAGTTGCAGGGGAGCGGGCATGTGCTCGATCACGGCAACTTGCTCACTACTGGGATACAGACGTTTGCTGGTGTCGGGAATGGGGGCGGGTTGGACGCAGGGGCAGCGTCTACCAGTGGGTTGCAGGCGTATTTGCATGTCACGGCGTTCACCGGGACAGATATGACAGTCACGCTGCAAGAATCATCTGATGATGGGTCAGGAGACCCCTATGCCAACATAACAGGCGGTGGATTCACCACCGCAACAGACGTCACATCAGAGCGTATCGCCGTTACCGGGAACCTTGAACAATGGCTACGCATCGCCGTGACCGGGACATTCACCACAGCCAACCTGATCGTCGCCGTATCCAGGAACCCATGACATGCATGTAAGACCCACGCCAACCGAAATTTTCACTCTCAATTCCCCAGCGGACACACACTGGAAAACGATCAGCTGCCAAGAAGCAGACTGCCAGGCGTACCAAAAGGGATGGAAAACGGTGCTGGATCTACGCACCGACCTCGGAAGAAGGCAGGAGTTCTACATTCGTACGTACAGTGGGCGGCAATTCACGGTTGAGAAAGTCGCGGACGACATGCTCAAATTCGTCTTCCCCCCTGGCCAGACCTGTTTTCGGGCAGCACAACACCGAATACAGATCCGAGAAGAGAATTTTTTGGTGTTCGATGGTAGGGGAAAGCGAAAGGAATCATTGCAGGTGGAGCATAAGAAACCGGGTTTGTGGGTGGAGCATTTCTCCGAATCCCTCGACAAAATACGTAAGGAATAGCAATGTGGGGAATTCCTGGTTTCAAGTGGGTTATAGGCGAGTACGAAGATCTTGAATCCCTCGCAAAACCCATATATGACGGCAATACGAGCATCCGTCCCATTCCAGCGCAAGAATCACGGGATGACCGGTGGGGTCCGGAGCAACAGTGGGAATTTTATAAAGATATGCAAAGGGGTGAGCGATAGTGGCTGCAGTATCAGGTCTCGCATGGACCACTCTTGATGTCGACAACGCCGCGGGCGCTGCCAAGGGTTTGCGGAAGAATATCACGGGCTTGGACGTCGCAATGCCGCGCGGGGTGCAGGACATTACCGGTCTTGATAAATCCGCATTTGAACGGCTGTTGTTGCTTGCGGACTTTTCCGGGACGATGGCGGGCGTTTTCGATTCTGCGACAGATCAGGCACACGACGTGTTCAAAACGATCCCGTCCACGAGTGCTCTACGCACAATCACTATGGTGGTTGACGGCCAGACACTCGCGAACGAATGCTATCTCACTGACTATGTGATTACCAGGGCTTCATCGGGAGAGCTTACGTTTTCTGTCCCATTTACTCTGGGGGACGGGACGGTGCCTACGTGGTCGTAACAAGTAGCGGATTCAGCCCTAAAAAGAGTTCGTACAAGATAGTTTTTGCGGACCCGAACGATGATCTGCTGGGACTGGAAATCACTGTACATGAGTTCACCATTGGCGAGTTACGCTCACTCATGCGGATTCAAGGTGCAATCAGCAGCGAACAAGTGGGCGTGAATACCGAAAACGCCCTAAAAGTATTCGATTTTTTTGGAAGATCCCTCATCAGCTGGAATATTGTCGACGAAAACAATATTCCAGTCCCAGCGAACACCGAAGGTCTTGACTACCTCGGACTTGCAAGCGTCATCAAAATTATCAATACGTGGATGGAAGAGGTGGCACAAATCTCCACCCCTTTAGAGCATCGCTCGGGCAGTGGTATGCCAGTGGAAATTTCGCAGGAGATTTTGAAGACGCACCTAACGAGCTAATAGACGCAGATCTTGTACTCGGGATTTGCGATAGATTTCACTGTCTACCGTCTCAGGTAAACAATGAAGGGGCGAGTCTACTGCGCTTACTGGAGATAGAGTCGATTGCGCATCCGGACAAATTCGAGACAGATACTGACACACATGATGTAGAAAACTTGGGATTGTAATGGCCGCTGGATCGGACGCAATAGAAATTGTCATCACCGGCAGAGACGATTCCGCACCAGCATTCAACAACGCCGAAAAAAGTCTAGGCGGACTCGTCGGCGCATCAGACAATGCAACCAGAGCACTCAGACGAACAAGCGACGAAGGATTCGACAAAGCGACAGACGCGGCAGACGGCACAGAACAACGTATCCTGGGATTACGCGACGTTTTCACCGGCCTCGAAGACCTCTCCACCGCAGAAGGACCAGTCGATTATCTCACCGGTCTCGGAGACCTCGCATCGGGAATAGCAAATTTTATCGTCCCGACGATAGCAAATTTTACGAAAGTGATCGTCGCAAACTCTGTCGCCTGGATAAAAAACGCTGCTGCATGGGCAATTTCGATGGGTCCACTCATCCTCGCCGTTCTTGCAGTGATCGCGGTCGTCGTACTCCTTGTAAAAAACTGGGATACAGTACGAGAAGTCGCGCTCAGTGTGTGGAAAAGTGTCACTGATGCTGTCAAAGATGCCGTCAGGAAAATAGCAGACTTCTTCGCCCCCGTTGGCCCACTTCTGGAAAAAAGCTTCACGTTTGTAAAAGACGCAGCTGTCGCAGCATTTGACGCGATAAAAGCCGCGTTTTCCGGGATTCTCACCGTGGTGAAAACGGTATTCGGTGGGATTGTCGCAGTTGCCAAACCGGCCTTCCAGGCAGTGGCGTTCACCGCGAAAGTGGCACTCAACTTGGTGGGATACCTACTCGGAGTGGTCTACCGGACAGGCGTACAAGTTTTTCGTGGTATTAGCGTCATCGCGAAAGCATCCTTTTTTGCAATGTCTGTCCTCGCCGACAGCTTCTCCGCCGCCATGCGAGTCACGTTCAAAGCGATCTCCACCCTGGCAACAGTGTCGTTTAACGTTATAAAAGCCGTGGCGAAACCAGTGTTCGCAGCTCTCTCGGTCGTCGCAAAAGTCTATCTCGCCTACCTACGGATCGTCTTCAAAATCATCACCACAGTGGCAACCGCGGCATTCCGGGCGCTCCTTTTCGTCGGCACACCGATTTTCAATGGCCTTCTGGCCGTGGCACAAGCGGTATTCGGGGCGATTGCTTCAGTGGTGTCAGTGTCAATAGATGTCGTACTGTCCGTTTTACGCACCATCATTTCCGTGGGGCAATCCGTTTTTAGCGGACTTTTCAACATTGTGAGCAACATATTCGGAAAAATCAAGAATACTGTTGTGAGTTCTATCAATTTCATGAAAAAACAGTTACGTTCTCTCGTGAATGCGCTCAGTAAAATACCTGGTGTTGGAGCTGTACGAAACATCCTCGGTTTTCAACATGGAGGCATCACCGGATCGGGAATGTCAACTGTCGGAGAACGCGGAAGAGAAATTATCCAAGGCGCAGGCCGGAGAGTTGTCTCTGGCCCGGACACCGAAAGAATGATGCGTGGACAACAAGGCGCAGGGACATCGGTAGTCGTGAACGTATCCGGAAGCGTCATCTCGGAAAGAGAACTGGTCGCTGTCGTGCGCGATGAACTCCTTCGCGGGGGATTCGGGGGAATGAATTGAGCCAATTTCGTGTGCCCGACGAAGCAGAGCTCGCCATGCTCGACCTCATTTTGGGGGAGGATTGGAAGCTGCACCTTTTTCAAAATGATGTGATAGGCGGCCTGACCCCAGCACAGATCGAGGCATTGGACGAGACAGATTTTACGGAGGCAAACTTTCCAGGGTATGCGAATGTTACGCTGGTTGTTGCGTCGTGGGTGACGGCCGAAGGCGATCCCGCGTCCGGTTCGTATGCAACACAGACATTCACCAGGTCATCGTCCGGGTCGGCGCAGACAATTTATGGCTACTACTATACGAAATCCGTTGGCGGGAAGCTTCGAGGTTTCCGCCAGTTGGATGCGCCTATGTCCATAACATCTGAGGGTGACGAAATTGAGATCACTCCGGTGATTCATTTTTCCGATGGGGCAGGAGATACCGTGCCGATAGGATCGAGTGTCGATTTTCGTGGGTCAACTGCCCCTGATGGATATTTGCTTGAGGACGGCAGTAACATTTCGAGGACAACGTATGCGGATCTTTTTGCGGTCATAGGGACGACCTATGGTGTTGGTGATGGGTCGACGACGTTCACATTGCCGGATACTCGCGGCAAATTTTCGCTCGGTCTCGCCGCATCAGGTGTTGGATCTGTTCTGGGGGAGACGGGCGGAACGTTGGACCACACGCATGATCTCAATGGGGTGGGGGCAGGGGCAGAAATTTTTTTGGATGAAGCGTCGGATGCTGTTATTGGCGGGTTGACAACGCTCACGTCATGGCCTGCGGGACGTGCGTACAACGCAACGGGGGATGTCGTCTCTGTCGATACGGGGATAAAAACCGATGGGACATCGTTGCAGGGTTACACGCTGGGGGCGAATCCGGCATATCTCGCGGTGACACGCATCATCCGTGCGACGTGAGAGAGTAGTTTTTTATGGCTGTTTTCCCCTCGTGGGTCGCAGAATCCACAGATAATTACACGACAAATGTCAACACATTTACTGTCACCCTCCCATCAGGAATTCAAGAGGATGACATTATCCTCTGCTCGGTCAACCTGGAGGGCGTGCGAGCGGACGCGGCATTCCCCACGACAGGTGATTTCACGGAGATGGCACGGTCGGATACCGGCGCCACGATGCTGCTTTTTGGCAAAGCTTCCGATGGATTTGACTCGTCTGATACGCATGACGTTGATCTACCAACGTCTGCGAGTGGTTCTGCGATCACCTGGGTGATCCGTAATGCTGACCCGACGGTGTTCACCATTTCGTCTGGGGTTTCTGGTGCCGGTTCCAGTGTGAATCCTCCTTCTGTGACTGGTTCGTGGACGGAGAAAAATCTTTTTATCGTTGTCGGTGGTGCGGCCGATGATGATGCGACGGTGACGGGGTGGCCGACGAATTATACGCATCGGCAGACGCAGGTCAATGGCGGTGGCGGCCTGAACAATGGTTCGACGAGTTTCTTTGCCGCGAGACAGTTGGACGCGGTAACGGATGATCCTGCGGCTTTGACGCTTTCGGAGTCGGAGAGTTATAACGTCTATACATTGGTGTTGTCTCCGCTTTCAGTGCTTTTGGCTCCGACGTTGCGTCAACCTGGTGGGCTGATTGTTGATGGGGCGGGCACTGCTGTGTTTGTTCCCGCCAAAGAAATAAGCCAGGTGGAGAGTGATATTGAGATTGTTTGGGATTTCGATGGGGATGGGGATTTTTCCGAGGTAGAAGAGGATATTACTTCATATGTTTTGGGTGCGGAGACGAGTGCGGGGCGGGATAGCGCGAGTCAGTTGAACGGGAAGGTCAGTCCGGGGAGGTTTCGTGCGACTCTTGACAATTCGGATGACCGGTTTTCGTTTTTCAATGCTGCTTCTCCTTTGAATACTCCGCCGTTCTCTCTGGATGAGGGTCGATTGTTGCGTGTGCAGATTGGGGGGACGGAAGACACCGATCCGGTGTTGTTGGCGAAGGACTTTTTTAGTGGTACGGGTTTGTTGA